GCGCGACGGCGAGCGGAAGCTCGGGTTCACCCGGCGGCCATTCGATGAACCGTTGACGCCTGGATTGCGGCGGGACGGGTCAACGAACGCGATAGGGTTTCTGGCGCGGCTTTCGTCGGATGAGGTCGAAGACTGATGGGCTTCCCCGATCTCGTCCTCGGCGAGCGCATGCACGCCTTCGGCGTCACGCTGCGGATGGAGCAGGATATCGGCGCGCCGCGCCTCGTGGAATTCCTGCAGGCCCTAACGGACGCGATCGGCATGACAGCGGTCGGCGACCACGCGCTCTGGACCTATCCGCTGCACGGCAAGGGCGGCAACGGCCGCACGGCCGTGATGCCGATCACGGATTCCTTTCTCGCGCTGGACACATGGCCAGACCATCGCGGCGCGTATCTGTTCATCTGCTCGTGCAGGCCGTTCGATCAGTTCATTGTCGATCGCACGGCGAGCCTGTTCGAGATGGCGGTGGAGCGCGGCGAGGGACGGCAGTTCTACTCGGAGTTGAATCTGAAATGAACCTGCGCTCGAAGTGCTGCCTCGTCTGGGACAACGGCATCTTCACGGCCATGGCCGAAACGCTGGCGAAGCACTTCGGTCGCGTGCTCTACTACGTGCCGTGGACGAGCGGCATGCCGAAGTCGAATGCGCGCCTGATCGGCAGTGGTATCGACGGCGTCGAGCGGATCGATTCGCCGTGGTCGTTCTATGACGACATAGACGTGTGGATCTTCCCCGACGTCTATGAGGGCGACCTGCAGGACTTCCTGGTCGCGCAAGGCAAGCGCGTGTGGGGCTGCCGCTCCGGCGCAGAGTTGGAGATCGACCGGCCGGCGTCGAAGGAGGTGTCGAGAAAGCTCGGCATCGACATCGGCCATTACAAGGTCGTCACCGGGCTTGATGCGCTGCGCAAGTACCTCAAGGCCAATGATAACCAGTGGGTGAAGATCTCCGGCACCCGCGGCGACATGGAGACCTTCGGCGCCAAGGATTATCCCAAGGTCGAGGTGCGGCTCGACGAGCTCGACCACAACCTCGGCGCCTACACCAAGATCATGGAGTTCACGGTCGAGCAGGATATCCCGGACGCGGTCGAGACCGGCTACGACGGCTACACCATCGACGGCCAGTTTCCCAAGGCGGCCATGACCGGGGTCGAGGTCAAGGACGAAGCCTACCTGATGAAGACGGTGCGCTGGTCCGAACTTCCGGAGCAGGTCCGCAGTGTCAACGAAAAGCTCGCGCCCGCGCTGAAGAAGTATGGCTATCGCGGCTTCATCTCCACCGAAGTCCGCTGCACCAAGGACGGCAAGGCCTACCTGATCGATCCCTGCTGCCGCGCCGGCTCGCCGCCGAACGAGCTCTATCAGCTCCTGATGACCAACATGGCGGAAGCCATCTGGTACGGCTCCGAAGGCATCGTGATCGAGCCGGAGTTCCAGGCGAAGTGGGGCGCCGAGGTGCTCCTGATCTCGGACTGGGCGGACCAGAACTGGATGCACGTCTCGTTTCCGGACGAGGTCCGCGACAACGTCAAGCTCCGCAACTACTGCATCATTGAGGGCGAGTACTATGTCATCCCGCAATGGACCGGCTGCGCCGAAATTGGCGCCGTGGTTGCGCTGGGCAGCACGCCTGATGAAGCGATCGCGGAGTGCAAGCGCATCTGCGAACTGGTCGAGGGGCATCTCTTGGACAAGCCCGTCGATGCGCTGGACATCGCCCGCGAGCAGCTCGAGCAGGTGCTCGGTCCGGAAAAGAAGCTCTCCAAAGAGCAGAAGGAAGCCGAGCGGCTGCACAAGGCGGGGAAGATCTCCGACCGGCAGTTCGACAAGATGATGGCGAAGGGGTGATCCCATGGCAGAGGGCATCGGAATGGCAAAGTCGACCTCGGCGAAACAGAAGAAGTACGACGAATGGGAAGTCCGCGACGCCACGCACACCATCCTGCGCGCCGGCGAGCACCTCAAGAATCCGGAGCTGATGAAGCACGTGCGCAAGCATGCTGCCGTCATGGCCAAGGAAAAGCAGGACGAGGCGCAGCGCGCTGCGCATCTCGCCAAGCGAGGCATGATCTCCGACAAGGCTATGGCGAAGCTCGGCGGGAAAACCGCCGATCTCGACAAGATGACGCCGGTCGCATGACTGTCTGGGCACCCTCGCACGACGCACCCCGCGACCGCCCGCTCTGGGTGTTCCTGCCGTCGTCGTCCTACAAGACCGACGAGCGCGGCCGGCCCTTCGACGTGGCGCATGAATGCGTCGTCGCGCAGTGGAGTGCGACCGAGTCGGTGTGGAAGATGCGCGGTTCAACCCGCCACGTCTATCCGTCGATGTGGTGCGATGCCGACGTTGACGGCCCTGCGCCTGATCAACCTCTCCCAGGTATTTTCTGATCCATGCCCCTGTCTGACGCAGCCTTGTCCGCCACCATGGCGCGCGCCGATCGCGCGCGGATGGCGCCGCTTGTGCGCGGCGACAACAATCCGGACGAGGACAAGCGCGACAACACGGTCGGCGAGGACGACAGCGGGCAGTTCCTTCCTGTCATCACGCTGCATCGCCAGCTGCAGGACTATCTCGGCGGCAAGGTCGAGGAGATCGAGGAACAGAAGGACTCCCGCCGCTACTACCACGGCGCGCAGCTGACCGCCGAGCAGCGCAAGGTGTTGCGGCTGCGGCATCAGCCAGAACAGATATGGAACCGCGTCGGACGGAAGATCAATGGCATCGTCGGCCAGGTCGAGCGCATGCGCTGCGACCCCAAGGCGATGGGGCGCAACCCGAAGAGCGAAGCCGGAGCCGAGATCGCCACGCAGTCGATCCGCTACGTCTGCGACGCCAACCAGTTCAAGACCACGATTGAGCCGTCCTGCCTTCTGCAAGTGGGCATCGAGGCGATCGGCGGCGTACAACTGATCCTGCGCCAGGGCGACAAGGGCGACCCTGATATCGGGCTGCACCCGGTCATCGGCGACGAGTATTTCTATGACCCGCGCTCCTACGCCTTCAACTTCAAGGATGTCCGCTACGAAGGCATCATGAAGTGGATGGACGTCGAGGCCGCGGCGGAAATGTTTCCCGAGCGCCGCGACGACCTCGAAGGCCTGTTCCAGGGCGACAGCGATCTGACCACCAATCCCGATCGCGAGATCAAGTGGATGATCCTCGCACAACGCCGCGTGCGCATGATCGAACACTGGTACAAGCATCGGGGCAAATGGTGCTGGGCGTTCTACTGCGCCAACGTGCTTCTGGATCAGGGCCTCTCGCCATTCGCCGATGACCGCGGCAACAGCGAGTCCTCGTTCAAGATGTTCGGCCCGATGGTCGATCATGACGGCGACCGCTATTCCTTCGTTCGCAACTTCAAGGGGCCGCAGGATGCGCTCAACCAGGGCAAGTCCAAGATGTTGGCGCTGGCCAACTCGCGCCGGCTGATCCTGGAGAAGGGCGCCGTCGACGACGTCGAAACCGCGCGGCGGGAAGCGGCGCGGCATGACGGCGTGATCGAGGTCAATCCGCAAAAGAAATTTGAGATCAACGATTCCAAGCCGGAAATCGCCGTGTTCTCGACCTTCACGGACGACGCGAAGAAAGAGCTCGACGGCTTCGCCAATGCCGATCTTGCGGCGATGGGCGGGCCGGGCGGCATCACCAACATTTCCGGCAAGGCGATCGAACTGTTGCGGCAGCCAGGCATGGCCGAACTGGGGCCGTTCGTGCTGGCGCATCGCTCCTGGAAGCTCGATATCTATCGCTCGATCTGGAACGCGATTCAGCGGCACTGGACCGCGGAGCGCTGGATCCGGGTCAACTCCAACGACAAGCTGGCGCAGTTCATCCAGTTGAACGGCGTCGATGTCGACGAAATGGGCCGCCCCGTCATCGTCAACGCGGTGGGCGCACTCGACGTCGATATCGTGCTCGACCAGGGCCCGGACCTGATCTCGATGATGGAGGAACTCTCCAACAAGTTGTGGCAGCTGCCGCCGGGCTCGATCCCACCGCAGGTGCTGATCGAGATGGACCCGAGCATGCCGCGCTCGGAAAAGGATCGCGCGCTGCAGCTGCTCGCGCCGAAGCCGCAACCGCCCGATCCGATGGCCGAGTTGGTCAAGCGGCTGCAGCTCGAAGGCGTCGCGGGCCGCAATGCCAAGACCGCGGCCGAAACCCAGAAGCTGCTAGCCAACGCCGACCAGGCCGCGGCCACGGCGGAAGAGAAACGGGCCGGCGTCGGGCACGCCCAGACCAACCTGCATCTGGCCGCAGCCGAATATGTCCGTGACACGCTGTTCGATGCGCATCGCATTGCGCAGGCCGGGCAGCAGCCGCCGCAAGCTGGCAGGGCGGGCGGTCCGCAACCGTTGCCGCAACCACAGCCGCAGGCAATGCCATGATCTTGGGTATCATCCGCGCTGTCACACTCTCGCTGCTGTTCTCGCTCGCAGCATTTTCCGCGCGGGCCCAAAGCTCGTTTACGACACCGGGCGGTTCTCAGGTCGACGGCAAAGTCGTCATGTGCCTGAACAGTCAGTCCCAGGCTGTGCCATGCAGTGGGGCTGCGACGTCCCGGTCGATCGCGTCGACCAACGATTCTGTCGTCATTCCCGTCGACGGACAATCGACGGTTGGTCTTTCCGTCACGGGGACGTGGACCGGCGCGTTGCAGGTGCAGGCATCGGTCGATTATGGCCAGGTCGGCGCAGCCAGCGCGACGTGGGGTGTAACGACGGCCGTCTCCTTGACGAGCGGCGCCTCCGTTACGGCCATCACAGCCAATGGTATCTTCCAAATCAATGCCGCCGGCATGTCGGCGATCCGGATCGTCGGAACCAACATTGCGAGCGGCAGCGTCAACGTTGCCATGCTGGGATCGACAGCGATCTCCTCCGTAATGGCCGACAACAACTTTCCGGTCACGCTGACGTCGTTATATCCGCTGGGTGCCATTCCGATTACCGCATCGGCTACGGGAACGACGGGCGCGACCACTGCAACGCTGGCGGCGAGTTCGACCACCACGACATATATTTGCGGATTTTCGATCCGTGCGAATGCGACCGCGGCTGCAACGGGCAATGCGACGGTCACGGGCACAATAACCGGAACGATGAATTTCACGCAATGGACCGCACCTCTCGCGAGTGGCATCGGAATCACTGAACCACCGTTCGGCAGGGCCTGCATTCCTGCCTCTGGTGCCAATCAGGCTATTGCAGTGATTTCGGCAGCTCCAGGCTCCGGCGGTGTGGTGTCCGTCTCGGCATGGGGGTATCGGCAATGATGTCAATCAATGGAAAGCTGATGCGAGTCGCCGCTGCGCTTCTTGCGGCAGTTGTCGCGTTTGCGTCGGCCGACGCGCGGGCGCAGTCGCTGCAGGCGATCCCGTTTCATTACCTGTCGCAGGCGTCCAACAATTCGACGCTGGTCTCGGGCGCTGGCCAGAACATCCTGAAATGGATCATCGTCTACAACAACACGGCGACGATCTATTACCTGAAGTTCTACAACAAGGCGACTGCGCCGACCTGCGGCACCGATACGCCGCAGGTCACCATTCCCTTGCCGCCGACCACGACCTCGACTGGCGTCATTTCCATCGGCTTCGATGACACACGCTTCACGGCCGGCATCGGCTTCTGCATCGTCGCCGGCCAAGCCGACAACGACAACACCAACGCCGCGACCGGGATCACGCTGAACGTCGGCTACCTCGCGCAGTAACAGGAATAGCCCCTCATGTCCCTCCGATCAACGCCGCCGGCCGCGTCCATTCCGATGATGAAGAACGCCGCGACCGCGCCCTTGATCTATTTCGACAGCGCGCCGGTGCGCGGCTCGTTCAACGGCAATGTCGAGGTCGAGCTGACCGCGCGCTATCTGCAGCCCAAGCCCGACGGCAGTGTGAGCGGCGAGATGGTCTGCGTGGCGCATCTGCGCTGCACGCCGCAGTCCGCCGCCATCCTGATCGAGTCGCTGCAGACCGCGATCGAGATCAACCGGCAGCAGCAGGAAATCCTGGCTGGCGAAACAGTGATCGCCAACTGACCCCTTCGTCCGCGCCACGAAACGGCGCACGGCAGTCACGGGTTGCCGGCTATGAACCCTGCGGGAGGTGTCCACCAGACGGCACGGCGCTTAACCCGGCCCCAGCGCAAGACAAAGTGGGCCGCCGTCATCGCACGAAACGCGATTAAGAGAGAATGAGAGTCGACCATCATGGCAACAGCGAGTAGCGATCCGATCGAAGCCGCAATGATCGAGACCGAGAAAGAGATCGCGGGATTTGCGTGGGACAACGAAGAGACGGAAGCCTTGGATGCATCCGGCGATCGTTCGCTGGAGGATCTGGGCGACGGTCTGGAGGGTCAGCACGAAGCCGAAGAAGGCGAGGACGAAACCGAAGGCGAAGAAGCCGAAGGTGAAGACGCCGAAGGCGAGGGCGAAGCCGAGCCGGTGGTTGAACCCACGGCCGCCAAGCCCGGCGAGACCCAGCCCGTGCGTACCGAGTCCGAAGGGCGCATTCCTCCGGGAAAGTTACGGGAGGCCAACGAGCGGGCGCGTGCAGCGGAAGCCGAGCGTGATGCGCTCAAGGCGGCGATCGAGCGAGACAAGGCCGAAAGCAAGGCGCAGCTCGATCTGGTCATGCGGGAGATCGCGGCACTCAAGACCGCGCCTCGGGAGCCTGCCAAGGCTGCCGAACCGCCGAAGGCCGCCACCAGGCCCGACATCTTCGAAAATCCGGACGGGGTGTTTACCTATCTCGACGATGGGATCAAGGCGCAGGTCGCGCCTCTGGTCAACGAGATCAGGAACCTGCGTGTCGAAAACTCCATGGCGATTGCGCACGCGCTCCACAAGGAGACGTTCGAACAAGCCTATGGAGCGATGACATCGCTCAACCATCAGGACCCCGAGGCGCGCGCCACTGTTCAGCGTATCCTTGCCGCACCGAACCCCGGTGAGGCAATGATCAAGTGGCACAAGCGCGAGCAGACCCGCGCTGAAGTTGGCGACGATTTCGTTGCGTATCGCGAGCGTGTCGCCAAGGAAACCCGCGAAGCCCTCATGAAAGACCCCGAGTTCGTCAAGCAGATCGTCGCCTCCATGCGACAGGAAGCGAGCGTTGGGGAAGATGGTCGACCGCGTACCACCACACGCTTGCCGAAGTCGCTGAATGGCGCCCAGGGCTCCAACGTCGGAACCTCAAGGGTCGATCCGGACCAGTACGACGATTCGCCGCAAGCCATCGCAGACGCCGCCTGGCGTTAGGACTGCGCCTTTCCAAAATGACGAAGCCTGCCGCGACCGAGTGATCGGTCGCGAGTAAGTGCCGGTTTGACTGCCGCCGTCTTGGCGCGAGGCCTTTTTTTGAAAGGGCCGCCCCAATGGCGCTCACGACCACCTCTGGCAACAACAAGCTTGTCGTATTCCGCAAGCAGATCTTCCGGGAATACGTCCGCGAGAATCTCTTTTCGCCCTACATGGGCCCGTCCGAGAACGCGATCATTCGCGTGATCACCGACCTCGACAAGGGCGGCAAGATGGGCGGCGAGCAGATCAACATTCCGTTGTCTGCCCGTCTCAATGCGCAAGGCGTCGGCGTCGGCCCGCTGGTCGGCAACGAAGAACAGGTTGACAACCAGGGCACGCGCTTCTGGATCGACTGGGCGCGGCACGCGGTCGCGGTCAATAATGCCGATGAAAACAAATCCTCGATCGACCTGTTCGGCGAGTTCAAGCCGAAACTGGTCGACTGGGGCCAGGAAAAGCAGCGCGACGAAATCTGCGACGGTTTCTATGCGATTCCCTCGCAGGCTGCACCTGCCGGTCTCGGCTCCGCGCTCGGCCAGCGCGTCAACGGGATCCTGTTCGATGCGGCCACCGCAGCCCAGCGCAACACCTGGATCACCGATAACGCCGACCGCATCCTGATCGGTTCGGGCAATACGGCGAACCTCGTCGCGGGCAACTTCGCGGCCTCGATGGCCAACATCACCGCCGCCATGACGCTGTCGGGCGCGCTGGTCAACCGGATGAAGCGGAGCGCGAAGAAGGCCAACCCGCGCATCCGTCCGTTCAAGCTGAAGGAGAACGGCACCGAGTGGTTCGTGCTGTTCGTCGGTCAGGAGCAGTTCCGCGACGCGCAGCAAGACACCGACATCAAGACCGCGAACCAGAACTCGCGCGCAAGGGAACAGCAGGGCTACCTGAAGAACCCGATCTTCGTCGACGGCGATCTTTTGTACAACGGCGTGATCATCCGGGAGATTCCCGAACTCTCGCTGCGGCTGCCGGTGTTCTACACCAACGCCGGCTCCGGCGCGGGGCAGGTTGCACCTGCATTTCTCTGCGGTCAGCAGGCGGTCGCCTGGTGCTGGGGTCAGATGCCGACCAATACCTTCCGGAAAGAGGACGACTATCAGTTCATCCGTGGTGTTGGCATCAAGATGGCTTACGGAGTTGGCAAGATCGCCAAGCTTAACGCCGCCGGCAACTTCAAGGACTGGGGTACGTTCACCGGCTTCTTCGCGGCGGTCGCCGACAACTAAGGCCTGATGGCGTGATGCAACCGGCAGCGCGGCATCACTCCGCGCTGCCTCCTCTCACCTGACAAATCATCCGGCCATTGGAGGCCAAGCCATGAAACTGAACACTCTCCTCAAGGGATGGGGCAAGGCGATTGCCGCGCTCATCCTGACTGCGTTTGCGGTCACCGCCGCGTTCGCGCTCAACGTCGACCAGACCCGCATCATGAGCAAGCGGGACGCCTCGCGGCAGGAGCTGCACTACTATCGGCTGACGATCAACTTCAACGATCCGGGCATCGCCTCCGGCGCTGCGTTCGGAGCGCTGGGGCAGAACTGGTACATCCACTCGATCGATTGCCATGTGACCACCGCGTTCAACGCCTCGACCACCAACGTGGTGACGCTGGGCACCACCAAGACCAGCGCCAACGAGGTGTTCGGCACCGGCGACCTGAACGAGGCCTCGGCCACGGTGCAGCATCTGACCTCCGCGCTCGGCCTTGGGCTCAACGCCACCTCGGCCGCCGACGTGACGCTGTGGGCCAAGTACGCCCAGACCGGCACCGCGGCGACCGCAGGATCGGTGACCTGCGTGCTGGCCTACGCGCCGAACAACGACATGTAACGCGATTAGTCCGGACGATACGTCGTCCGGACTTCCGAGCCGTGGGTTTCGGTGAAGCGCCCCATAGGCATTGAAAGACATGCTGTGCGCTGGATGCGTGAGGGTCGGTCGTCGAAAGCCGATCAAACCGATGGCAGGGCGGAAAGACGTCCACTTCAATCAAGAAAGGATATCATGAATGGCCAAAGCTCCGCGTACCGTCGAAGAGTCCGAACCGGTCCATGAGCCGGTGGTGGAGACCGTGACCTATGTGCCCGGTCCGATGGACCCGGTCCGCACCACCTGGTGCGGCCACACCTTCGAGGCCAACATTCCGAAGGAAATCAAGGGCCATGCCGGCGGCACCGAGCGCGAGAAGCTGAACGCGAGCCTGATCGAACGGGCGCGCGACAACCGGCATTTCCGGGTCGGCAACGCCAAGCCGAAACGCGACCCCGCCAAGGATCCGACGACGGCCGAAGAGTATCGCCAGTACATCGTGGAATGGCTGAAGCTGCCGAGCTTCGAGCATGCCGAAGACCTGATCGCGCGGTTCTCCAAGGAACGCGAGATGCGCCAGGTCTGCGGCGTCGGCACCGACGATTACGACTTCATCGGCAACCTGTTCATGCCCAGGCTGCACGACCTCGCCAAGCGCGACGAACTCACCGAGGCGCAGCTGGCGCAAGTGTGGCTACGCCACGGCTTCACGCAGCTGCCCTGGTAGGTCATGGCCGGCCCCTTCCGCACCTCCTCCGACCTGATCACGCTGGTGCTGCAGCGCGCCGGCGTGCTTTCGATCGGCAACCCGCCCGATGTCGAGGATGTCGCCAACGTCAGCACGCAGCTGGATTCGATCCTGCGCAAGATCGCAGGTTTGGAGATCGCCTACGTCGCCGATCCGGACAACATCCCGGGCGACTGGTTCTCCGATCTTGCCGACATCGTTGCCGGCGAATGCGGATCCTCGCTTGGGATCGTCGGCGAGGAGTTGATGACGCTGGTCAACAAGGGGCTGGGCGGGGCGGGCGCGGTCGAGATCGGCGCGGGCACGGCGGCGAAGTCGCTGAAGATCATCACGCGCGGCAAGCCGACCTACGAAGTGCAGCGGATGCAGTGTTTCTGAGATGCTGCAGAAGCCGGTCCCGATCCCGTTTCCGCTGTCGTCGTTCCCGGGCGCCAACCCGCAGGAGGGCGGCGGGCGGCTGATCAACTGCTACGCGCAGCCGCTCGAGGAGCAGGGCCGGCCCACCGGACCGGCCCGGCAGAAATGGATGGGCTCGCCGGGCCTGTTGCAGCATGCGGTCACGGGGCAGACCGGCTACCGCGGCGGGCTGCTGGTCAAGAATCTGTCCTATGAACTGTTCAAGGACACCGCGACCACGGTCGACGTCAATGGCACGGTCAATGTGCTCGGCACCATGCTCGGCACCAAGCTGGTGTCGATCGCGCGCAACCAGGCGGCCACGCCCGACGTCGTCGCGGTCGACGTCGACAACGGCGCCTATCAATTGTCGACCGGCGGTGCGCCCGCAGCTTACAACGGGGCCGGCAACCTGCCGCAGCCGAACTCGGTGTGTAACCAGGACGGCTATTTCTTCTTCACCGTCGCCGACGGCCGCTGCTTTGCCTCCGGCCTGAACGCACTGACGCAGAACGCGCTGACCTTCATCACCTGCCAGGCCAAGGCCGACGTGACCTTGCTGCGCGGGATTCCGTTCTCCTCGGCGCTCTTGCTGTTCACCACCGGCGGCTGCGAGATCTGGCAGGATGCCGCGATCCCGGCACCGGCCTTTCCCTACAGCCGATCGACCGTGATCGAATATGGCCTCGTCCAGTCGGGCGCGATCGCCGGCAACGAGACCGGGTTTTCCGAACTGTTGTGGGTGGCGCAGGATCATGGCGTCTACTGGCTGAACCCGGGCTCACTGTCGCCGGTCAAGGTCTCGCCGCCCGATCTCGACAAGCTGATCGAGGACGCCATTCAGGCCGGCAAGCTGTTGGATGCCGGGGTCTACATCGCCGGCGGCAAGAAGTTCTGGCATATCTCCTCGCCGGACTGGAGCTGGGAATTCAACCTGTCGACCCGCAAATGGCACGAGCGGCAGTCCTACAGCGCCGGGCAGTACGTGCGCTGGCGCGCGGTCGGCGGCCATCCGGCCTTCAGCCGCTGGCTGATGGGCGACACGCAGTCGGGCAACGTCCTCTATCCCGATGACGACACGAATACCGAGAACGGCTCGCCGATGCTGTTCCGGATGGAGTCAGGCCCGGTGCGGGATTTCCCGGAAGCGCACCGCATCGCGCGCGCCGATTTCGATTTCGTGTTCGGCACGGGCCTGGTCGAGGGCAACTACGTGATGACCGTGACCGGTGCGGCGGCCGGCACCGGCGGCGTGGTCCGGCTCACGGTCAACCAGACGGTGCTGGCGACGACCGGCGATGAAGTTCAAGTCGCTGATGTGACCGGCACCACGGAGGCCAACGGCACCTTCCCGATCACGGTGGTGGACGGCACCCATATCGAGCTGCAGGGCACGGTGTTCGTCAACGCCTACATCTCGGGCGGGACCGCGACCGATATCTCGGTGACCGCGAACGCCGCCGAACCGCAGGTCGCGATCTCCTGTTCCAAGGATGGCGGCTGGAGCTATGACAACCCGGCCATCCGTCCCTTGCAGCCGCAGCGCAAGAACAAGCGGGCGCGGGCGACGGTGAAGAACCGCGGGCAATCGACGGCGATGGGCACCCGCTGGCGCATCGATATCACCGATCCGGTCTATCGGTCGTTTCTCGGGGGTACGATGTCGGACAATCCGCGTGAGGTGCTGCCGTGACGCTTCCGGTCAAAGCCAAGTTCGATCCACAGTTTGCGCTGGTCGATTCCACCGGACGGCCAACGCAGCTGTTTCGCGATTACATGGTCAAGCTGGATGCGCTGGTGACGGCGATCGCGGCAGGCAATACGCCTCCGCTCTTCAACATCGGCGCCAGCGGAGCGCTGGCGGCCAACGATGCGGCTGCCGCCGCGGGCGGCGTGGCAGTCGGCGGGCTTTACCGTGACTCAGTTGGCGTCGTGCACATGCGAACCGCGTGACATCGCACCTAACCTGACAGGAGGCGACAATCGGTATTTTTGACATATTTTCCGACCAGCCGGCAAAGGATGCGGCCAACGCGCAGATCGCGGGGCTCAACAGCGCCTATGGTCTTGCCTCGGGCAACATCAACCAGGGCATCGACGCGCTCAAGACCAACTATACGGCCGCGCTGCAGCCGTTCATGCAGAACTACGGAACGGCGTCGGCCGGGGTCGATCAACTCAAAAACGCGCTTGGGTTTGGTGGACCGTCCGGCACCAGTTCCGCGCTGGCCACGCTCGAAAATACGCCGGGCTATCAGTTCGCATTGCAGCAGGGCAATGCTGCGATCACCGCGGCAGATGCCGCGAGCGGCAAGACGTCGTCCGGCAATGAAAAGATTGCGCTTGCAAACTACAACCAGGGTCTCGCCGGCACCACGTATCAAAATTATATTCAGAACCTGCTGCCGTTTCTCGGCGCAGCCGGCAATGCGGCGAGCGGCATTGCCGGCGTCAATACCGGCCTTGGCAGCGCCACCGCGGGCCAATACGACACGCTGGCCAATCTCGGCTACCAGACCCAGACCGGTATCGGCAACGCCAACGCCAACGCTGACCTCGCGGCCTACAACGCGTCCGGCAACTTCTGGAATTTGCTGGGCGGCATCGGCGGTATGGGCACCAAGGGCGGCGGCACGGTCGGCGGCAATGCCATCTCGGGAATCACATCGGGGATCACGTCGCTGCTGCCGATGCTGTCGGACGAACGGCTCAAGGAAGACATCGCCAAGGTCGGCGAGCTTTACGACGGCCAGAACGTCTATTCCTATCGCTACAAGGGCGATGCGACGCCGCATATCGGCCTGATGGCGCAGGAGGTCGAGCAGCACAATCCCGCGGCCGTGGTCGACATCGGCGGCTGGAAGGCGGTGCGCTACGACCTCGCCACGCAGTATGCGTCCGAGCTGGCGCGTTTCCTCGAGGCGGCCTGATGGCAACGTCGTTTCCGACCGCGGTCTCACCTCCGGGCGGCGCGAGCTATGCCGCGCCGCTGATGAACTTTGCCAATTTTGCAAACTGGTCGGCGGACGATCCGTACAAGCTCGCGACCGAAAAGGCGCGGCTCGATCAGATCCAGCAGCAGATCGAACTGTCGAAGGCGTTCGCGGGAGGACTGCCGACCGATCCGCAGACCGGGCAGGTCGACTATCGCAAGGCGGCGGGCATCCTCGCGGCCAAGGGCGATATCGGAGGCGCGATCGGGCTGTTGCAGCAGCAGCCGCCGCCGCTGTCGCCGATGTTCGGCGGGGGGCAGCCAGGTGGCCAGCCGCAGGGCCAGCCGGCGCCGCAGGCTGCCCCGCAAGGTCAACCGGCATCTGTGCAGGCCCGGCCGCTGCCGCCTCCCGGACGCGGTCCGCAGGGCGATGCGGGGACCGGCACGGTGACGTCGCTGGTGACCGATCGCCTGCCGGCGCAGAACCAGACGACGGGCGAGACCATCATGAAGATCGCCCAGGTGATGGGGGTCGATCCCAATGCCGACCTGACGCCGGGCCAGCAGACGCGGGCTAAAGGGCTCCTGCGCAAGTACGCCCCGGAGATTGCGGGCACTCCGGTGAAGGGCGGCGCCGCACGGGCGGCCGATTCCTCGCCGTCGTTCAACGATCGGTTCGGCGGCGATGCGGGGGGCAACCTGCCGCCGTCTGCGAACGCGGGCACGCCTGCGCCGACGCTGGGAGCGACGGCAGGCGCGGCCGCGGGCCGCACGGGTGCGCCGGGCTCGCCCGGCGGGGGAACTGGCGCACCTGTGTCGGCGAACGCACCGCAACAGCCGCAGGGCCCGATCACGCCACAGGTGCCGTTGCCGAAGGGCTTCAACGATCCCGAGCAGGCGATTCAGGCGCTGCGCACGGAAGCGGTGCGCGTCGGCCAGGTGCCGAACGGGCAGCAGCAGGCGCAGGCCTTGAACGGCTGGGCCGATCGCATCGAGGCCTCGCTGAAGCCACTGTCGGTCGGCGCCTCCACGACGCTGATTGAGCCGCGCTCTGGGAAGGTCTTGTATCAGGGCCCGGCTGCGGCGGCCTATGGCAATGCCGGCGGCGAGGCAGGCGCGACCCTCGATGCGGACGCGGAGACCTATCGGCAAACGGGAAAACTGCCGCCCAACATGGGCCGCGGCATCCAGGGCCAGCAGCAGGCGACCGCGATCCGCACGGCCGCGGCCGAAAAGGAAATCGCCGAAGGCGGCGACCCCAGCGAATGGTCGACGCGGTGGCAGAAGTTCGCAACGCAAGCCGCAGGCCTGCGCACCCTGGAGAACCGCGCAGCCGGCCTGACGCTCGCGGAGAACGAGGCCAAGAGCCTGATTCCGCGGGTGCGGGATATCTCCGCGCAGGTGCCGCGCACCGAGTATCCCAGCATCAACAAATTGATCCAGGCGGCGAAGAAGGGCACCGGCGACCCGAACGTGATCCGGCTCGGCGTCGCCGTGGAATCGCTGATCCCGGTCTATGCGAAGATCCTCAAACCCGTGGGGACCGTCGGTGCGGCCGACATGGAGCGCGCGCACGATATTCTCGACAAGGCGTGGAGCAACGGACAGATCAACGCCGCGCTCGACCAGATGGAACTGGAGCTCGATTCCGCCAAGACTGCGCTGAAGAAGACGCAGGAAGAATACGGCAGCGGCGCGAAGAAGAAGGCCGGCGAGGAAGCCGGCGCGACCGCCAAGGGCGGCGCGTCGTCGTCAAAATCCACCACCTTCCAGAACACCACGCCTGACGGTTTCGGCTGGAGCATCGAGAAGTAATGCCCCTCCTCAACATCGAAGGCCGCAAGGTGCGCGTCGACGACAGTTTTCTTGATCTGTCGGAGGACGAGCAGCATGCCAAGGTCGACATGATTGCGAAGAAGCTGAAGCTTTCGCCGTCGGGGCAGGCGCCGGGCTTGGTGGAGGGCGTCGGCCGTGCGCTGGCGCGTGGGGTGCCGATCGTCGGCGGGCTGTTGAACAAGGCGAACGCGGCGACGAACGCGGTCCTCGCCCCCGTTGTCGATCCGCTGTTGCCAGAGTCCTTCCAGAAGCTGCCCGGACAGACCTTCGGCGAGCGCTATCAACAGGCCCTCGACATCCAGGAGGGGAAGGACAAGGCCTTTCACGAAGAACATCCGGTCGTCGATACCGCGGCGGAAATCGCTGGCGGCATCGGGGCGACGGGAGGCGCGGCGACGACCGAATTGGGCGCACAGGCGCTGGGACTGACGGGCAAGACACTGCCGCAGATGATCGGGCGCGGTGCATTGTCAGGCGGTGTCATCGATGCGGCAGACGCGGCCGTGCGAGGCGAGAATCCGCTTGCAGCGGGTGGAGTAGGGGCCGTCGTCGGCGGGGCATCTCCTGCAATTGGACGCGCCGTCAACGCGGTGGTGGGTCAGCCAATCGCCAACACGCTCCGCGGCATTCGTGATCCGGCCGGCGAAGCCGAACGGCGGGTCGCGGGCTGGATGGACCGAGATATCAGATCGGGCTCTGGAGGGTTGACGGCTGAGGAATTTGCCGCCGCGAAACAGGCGGGCCAGCCCGTCAACATGATGGACATCGGGGGCGAAGCGACGCGTGCCGGGGCGCGGAGTGCGGCGAATACCTCGGCAGAAGCCCGCGCTTTGCTCAACCGGGAAATTAACGACCGCTTCGAAAGCCAGTCCTCGCGCTTCGCCGACCGCATGAAGGGCGTCTTTCACTATCCGAACGCGGATGCGCAGCAGGAAGCCTTGGACAAGGTCGCGCGCACGGTGAACCGCCCGGCCTACGCCAAGGCCTATTCGGAAGGTGCCAACCTGAAATTCGACGAGTCGCTCGAGCAGATCAGCCAGGCTCCTGTGGTGCAGGATGCCATCCGCAAGGCGATGGTGTCGGCCAAGAATGATGCGGCCAAGCTCGGCTTCACCCCGCCGAAGAACCCGTTCCAGTTCGATGAAACCGGGCGGCTGAAGTTAAAGACCAACCCGGATGGCTCCAGGATGGAGCCGAACCTGCAGTTCTGGGACATCGTCAAGCGCAACCTCGACAAGACTGGAACGCCGGAGGCGCGGGACTGGGCGCGGATCCTGCGCGAGCATGTCGACAGCCTGGTGCCGTCCTATGCGACTGCGCGGGCAGGTGCTGCGCGGTTCTTCGGCGCGGGCGATGCGCTGGAGGCCGGACAGAACTTCGTCGGCGCAAGCGAGAAGTTCGGCCTGCGCGAGGCGCGCAAGCAGCTTGCGAAAATGTCGCCGGAGGAAAAGCAGTTGTTCGCCGATGGCTATGCCGACCGCCTGATTCAGACCATCGAGAAGAACCCGGACCGCCGCACCATCGTCAACCGCATTGCGAAGTCAGGGCCGGCGAAGGAAGAACTGGAAATCGCGCTCGGCCGCGACCGTGCCAACGAAGTGATGGGCCATATGCATGTCGAGAATATCATGGATCTGGCGCGGCCTGCGGTGCAGGGCAATTCGACCACGGCGCGGCAACTGGTCGAGCTGGGCTTGGCCGGTGGTGTCGGTGGCTATGAGAGCTACACGGGAGACCCGCAGGCCCTGATGCATGCGGCGCTGGTCTATGGCGCGGCGCGCGGGCATCGGGTGATCGACGAACGGGTGGCGCAGCAGGTCGCGAAGCTACTCGTCTCCGACGATGTGCGGCAGCTGCAGAAGGGCATCCGGCTTATTTCGAAAAACAAGAACATGCTGGGTGCCATCCGTAATGCAGATGCCGGCCTCGCTGCGATAGCAGCCCGGGGCGCAAGTCCCACCGGAAGCCGCGAGATCGGCCTGCAATAGCTCCTCGTCGCGCCGGCAACGCACCAAGAGATAGCGAAACCAGAACAACGCCAGCGGCGTGAACCAGTACCAGAAGGTCCAGCGCGGCAACAGCAGGCCGCACAGGGCAAAGATCACACCGAGCACGACAGCGACCCGGACATCCCATCCGGCCTCGCGCTTCAGTTGCTTCTGAAAAATCGACATCCGCAAAGCTTACGCCCGTTCCTGACCCCCGGCAACGATGCGCGTGTGGAAAAGGCCCCCATGTCCATAGCCAAGACCTTGAAACGACTTGTGCTTTTACTCGGAACGGCGGCAGGAATAGGCCTCGCGCCGGCCCATGGCGCCGGTACCACGCCACTGTCGCTGGTGCAGCAGTTTGATTCGACCGGGGCCCCCCTGATCGGCTGCCTGCTCAACTTCTATGTCGCCGGCACGGTGGCAACCCGGCAGAACATCTTTTCCGACTTCGGCCTGACCGCGCCGCTGCCGAACCCGCTGCAGTGCGATTCCACCGGACGGGTGCCGCAGCACTGGCTCGCCGACGGGCTGACCCATATCCGGCTCACGGACAGCCAGGGCCTGGTCTATGTCGACACCACCATGCAGGTGCTGGGGCCGTCGTCAGGCGGCGGGGGCGGCGGTGGCACGGTCGATCCCACCACGATCATGGCGACCGGCGATGAAAAGATCAGGTACGGCACCGGGCCGCTGTCGGGCTGGGTGCGGGAAAACGGGCTGACCATCGGTAATGCGGTCTCGGGCGCCACCGAACGGGCCAATGCCGACACGCAGGCGCTGTTCGTCTATCTCTACAACATCGATCCGAACCTAGTCGTCAGTGGCGGGCGCACCGGCAATGCGCTCAACGATTACAACGCCAACAAGACCATCGCCACCCCGGACATGCGCGGGCGGGTCCCGGGCGGCCTCGATGACATGGGCAATATCCTGGCCGGGCGGCTGACCTCGACCTATCTCGGCGCGGCGCCGAACGTGCTTGGCGTGGGCGGTGGATCGCAAAGTCGCACACTCGTGACCGCGAACCTGCCGCCGTACACGCCGACCGGCAGTGTCCCGATCAGCAGCGGAACCAATATCGGGCAAACCAACGGCGTGGCCAATACGCCCGGCGGGGCAACCTTTGCCGCCATCAATACCATCGTCAACATTACCGCCTCTTTCGTCGGCAACGCGCAAGGCGGCACCAGCACGGCGTTTCCGCTCGTCCAGCCCACCATGCTCAAGACCTTCTACATAAAGCTCTGATCATGTATGCATGGCCCGTCCTTTTTCCCGTCCAGACCAACCGCGAAGACCTGCTTCGCACGGTGTCGTTCTTCGATGACGACACCGGCGCTGCGATCGATCTGTCGGGCCGGACCCTGGCCGCGCCGGGGGACTTCACCGGCAACGCATGGACGGTGACCATCGGCACCATCATCACGGCCTCGGTGACGTCACTGACGATCAAGGATTATCCGTTCGGCAACGAGATGCAGGCGGTCACGCTGGTGGTGGGGGCTGGCCTTGCGATCACGGCAGGGGCCTTCGCCACCATCTCGGACGCGACCGGGCTCAACACCATGTTCGGCTATGTCACGAGCTACGCGCCGTCGACGGGCGTGCTGGTGATGCAGGTCGGCTGCGCCTTCGAGTTCGAAATCCGCAGCCACCATTACCATGCCGACGGCTCGGGCTATTCGGAGTCCTCCTCCGACATCGGCATCGACACGGTCTCGCCGGTGATCACAGCGCAACTCGGCAACGGCATCACGGTGGTGGGCTTAGGCCAGCTGCAGATCCGGATTCCGGCCTCCACCATGGCCAAGCTGCGGCATCGCACCTATGGCGCGGCGATGACGCTGTTCGATGGCTATGACTCGCGACAGGCCTTCGTCGGCAAACTGCCGATCGTCGGCGGCGGCGTCGCCACCATGCCGATCGCGGTCTCCTCTACCTCCAACCCCTACGGTCTGCCATGACATTGCCAGCGAATGTGCGGGTCAACACCTCCTCGCCGTTCCCGGCGACCGTGAAGGGGTCGGGTCTGGTCGCGATCACCAAGGCGGGCAACATCTGGACCGTCTCGATCAACTTCAATGGTATCGCGCAGACCCAGACGGTTTCCGATCCCGCCAATACCTACGTGCTGGCCTGGAATCCACTCACCAACGTCGCGGTGTTCCTGCAGATCGGCGCGGTCTCGGCGAACAAGGTCACCACAAAACTGGGCGGCGTTGGCCAGCCGGGTTCGCCCTATGCGGCGCTGCCAACCGATGACGTGCTTTTGGTCTATGCGGTGCCGTTCACGGTGACGGTGGACTGGTCGGCGCGGGTGAAGCCGCTGCGCATCGTCGACCAGTCGGCGCTGGCAACCGTCGCCAACCCGATCACCATCACGCCTGCGCTGGGGCAGACGCAGATGGCCACGGTGAACTATTCCTACACCATCGACGGCGCCGGCGGCTCGATCACGCTGACGCCGCTGCCTGATGGGACGGGCGCGTACTGATCTTTCCCAACAAACATTCAGGAGATTCCCGTGAGATGCATCATCATCGCTGCGTCCGTCACCATGGCCTTAGCTACCATGCCTGCTCTGGCGGACGTTGCCTCTGTCGATCTGACCTCGCCGCCTGGCGCACCAATGGCACATACTCAGATCATCGGCTTCAATAATCTGGTCGTCGGTGCGGGCGCCGCGCGGAGCCTGAGAGACGGAAGCTGCGACATCATCATCGGCCATGCCGACGTGCCGACACCGGGCACGAGCTACTATCTGAACATCGACGGAAAGGTCTATCCCAACAGCGCGCGATGGGATCCTGAGTTTCAGTCGCTCGCCATGCGCCGGGCGGCCGAACTGGCTATCGATATCGGAATCGCGCTCGATCCGACGTCGATCAATGCCTACTTCGCCAAGGATTTTTGTGTGCCGGCGAACTGAATGCTCACTGATCTCCATTTCAAAGCGGCGGCTATATAAGGGAAACCATCCATGAGACTGATCTATGTTGCGGCATTTGCCGCCTCACTCATTGCTGCGCCGGCCTCGGCGACCCCCATTGTGATCGACTTCGATGATGGCGCGCAGACCGCAGCGGCGCAGTTGCCCTCGATGGTCGATAGCTGCGTGGCATCGCTGATGCTGCGCAACGATGCCGCGGTGTGCCGCTCCATCTCGATGTGGGTGGTGGCACTGCAGAATGAGGTGAAAAGGGCGCAGGCCGCTGCGGCAAAGAAGGCCGCCGACGATGCTGCCCCAAAGTCAGCGGCTGACGCGAAGAAAACCGCCGACGATGCGGCCAAGACCAAGCAGGCTACCCCCGCCGGGCCTGTCGACAAACCCGAGCCTGTCGCGCCGGAGTGATTCCGCGCGACTCCTAACTCCCATCATCCCATCATCGGACTGACATCATGAAGCTCCGCGGCCTCATCGCGCTGGCGCTTGCGTTCGTGCTCATTTCTGAGCCGGCGCTGGCCCAGGTCAATCAGGGCACCTCGCCGCTGTCGATCCCGAAGGGCGGGACGGGCGGGGCGACCGCTGCTGCTGCGCGCACCAGCCTCGGCGCCATCGGCGGCCCCGGATCATCGACCGATCGCGGCATCCCGACGTGGAACGGGACGAGCGGGCTCACGCTGCGCAACAATCCCACGATTTCGATCAATTCGCTCGGCGCCGTGCAGATGGACTCCGGGACAGGGGCAACCACGGTCCTGTGGAACGTGCCCTCGACCGGGATGCTGGACAACGGTCTGGCGAACTCCACGCTCATGGTCGGCAACGGCGGCACGAGCCTGGTGCACAACGCCGGCACGTTCACGGCGACGATTACCGGCACGGATATGAACGTGACCGCGATCACGACGGGGACGGTACCTGTCGAGCGTATTAGCACGGCAACGCTCTCTGGATCAGGCGTCACGGTCGGCACCCAGATCAGGGCGCAAGTCTCCGGAACGCCCGGCGGCATCGGGCATTATACGGTTTCGCCGTCGCAGACCGTCGCATCTCCCACGGCGATGACGGCGGTCTCGCTGCAGGGCCGGTACATCGCCTGCATCGGTCTCACGACCTGCCTCAACATGACGACCGCCAGCTATGATACGTTTGGCGGTTTCGAAACCGGGGAATTTTGCACGACGTGCTTTGGCAACGCAGGCTGGGGCGAGGCCAACCAGATCTACAACATCGATGGCGCCGGCAACGATTCGAGCGGCTGGAAAGCACTTCTCGGCACGCTCAGCATCGGTCTCGGCGATTACAATACCTGCCATGGCTACTTTACATGCTCGAACAGCGGTCAATCGGCGCCCACGTCCAGAAACACGGGTTACGGCGCGTTTGCCCTGTCGGCGGCGACGCTATCCAGCAATGGATCGACGGCGGTTGGTTATAATTCCGCCGGGGTTCTGACATCGGGCAGCGGGCTGTTTCTGGGCGAAAATGCAGCGCCGACTCTGACGACGGGGCTCGGAAACTTCTTTGCCGCCGCTGGCCAGGCTGGCTCGGGCGTCATCACCGGCTCGAACGACATGATCCTCGGCAGCTGCAGCGGGCTGTCGTCCTCGCTGACCAGCATGGTCCAGCTCTGCGACGGCGCGGGCAATGTCGCATTCCGCAACGACAGCAATCGGGACACCTATCTCGGCGACGGCGCGACGGGCCGTAAGGTCTATGTCTATTTCTCGTCGGCAACCAATGCGGCCGGCACGACCTCTGATGCGAGCGGTGTCTGGCACGTCTTCACAGGCACCAGTTCGCTTGCGAACTGGATCAACGTCTATCCCGACGGTAGCACGACGCTCGGTGCACCGACCGGCGCGAACGAGGGCGCCGGTACCCTGAACGTGCAGGGCGCCGTCTACGACAACGGCGGCGCGCCGACGGGCACCGCGGGCACCGGTTACGTGCGCGCCACCGGCGCGACGCTGACCAGTCCGACGATAAACGGCCCGACGCTGAACACTGCCAACATCGTCGGAACGAACACCAACAACAACGCGGCCGCGGGAAGCGTCGGCGAGCTCGTGTCCGCCTCGGTGGTTCTCGGGTCCGCCGTGGCGCTGACCTCCGGCGTCGCGGCCAACGTCACGAGCATCTCGCTGACGGCCGGGGATTGGGACGTGTCCGGCATGGTGGCAATGGCGCCGGCCGCGTCGACCACACAGACGTTCATCGGCGGAGCGATCACGACGACCTCGGCGACCTTCCCCGGAGCGCGGGCCGGCACCGGCACCGGGGACGTTCGAGTCGACTCCTATCAAACCAGCGTCGCGACCTCGGCCAGCCAGCCCGGGATCGATGCCGTCATTCCTCCGACGCGCTATTCACTGTCCGGGACTACGACGGTTTACCTGGTCGCCACTAGTACGTTTGCGGTGAGCACCAACGGGGCTTATGGCTACATCCGCGCAAGACGAGTCAGGTAGCATCATCAACATCAACGGCGTCGACGTGATGGCGAAGATTGCTGCGCTGGAGGCGAAGCAGGCTGCTCACGGCTGGTGATCAGCGACAGCCCACAATCTAGCTCAGTCCGTCAGCAAGGACGCTGGATACCTTCCGAAACGCCGTGACCGGAAAGAACACGGTCACGATTGCGCAGAGCAAGATCATCTCGATCGAAAGCGCGACGATAGCCAGCAGCAGCACCAAGGTGAGCGCGATCTCCTTCGCGTAGAACAGCCATTTTCCCATGAAGAGTCCTGCCCGTAACGGTTGATATCGCAGGAAACTTACACCTGCTGGGACGCCCGGACAAGTCCCCGCGGTAGCACTGTATGCCGCGTGATCAACCACGCCCCCCCCCTAAAGGACCCCCCCATGTCCCCCCGAATCCTGGTGATCGCAGCCCTGTGCCTTGCGATCCTGATCCTCGCCCGGCCGCTGATCGCAAGCGGCATCGACAGTTTCAAGACCTTCCTCGAGCTGCAGACCCTGCTGAACCCGTGCGACGGCTTAGGATCGCCGCCGCCTTGCCGAAACTGAAAAAGGAGAAGGACGACAATGCCACAGATCGATCCGAAATTCATGTTCTGGTTCGGCGTCTGGACCAACGTGTTGATGCTGATCGCAGGCTATAGCGTCGACCACGCTCCCGCGATCGTCGCGCAATATGCGCCCGCCGTGCAGTGGTTCTGCGGTGTCTCCTACAAGATCAACGGCGTGATCCTGACCGCAATGGCGGCGCTGTCATCGAACAAGACCGGCGTGTTCGTGTCGGCGCCGGCTGAAGCTCCGGTCATCCCGCCTGCGATCGTCAAGGTGCTGATCGCAGCCGTGTTGCTGTCGGCGTTCCTGTTCGCGCCGCCGGCGATGGCGCAGGGGCAGCAGCAACCGAGATCGTTGAAGCCGATCGATCCGCTGCAGCGTTTGATCGAGGACATCAGCGCGAAGAAGGCCGAGTTCGTTGCCAACGTCGTGGCGGCGATACAGGAGGCCGACGATGACGCAGGCACGTTGCTCAATCCGAACGATCCGACCAGCTTCCGCGACCCGATCAGCCACGCCTGCTATCCGGCGCAGATCAAGTTCCTGCAGTCATTGCCTCAGGTGCAGGTGATCAATGCCAAGGCGCCTTACAACATGATCGTGCTGTTCCAGCGCAAGCGGGACCTGGTTGCCCAGATCAAGGCCGGGTTGCCCGTCTATCTCAAGCTCGGTTGCAGCGCGCTGATCGGAGACGAGAAGGCGATCTTTCTGCAGACGCTCGCCATGATTGGCGTCGGTGTCGGCGCCGGAGCCTTGACGGGACTATTCCCGGCGGCGGCACCATTCACGTTGCCTGCGCTCGCGCTGTAGCAAGATCAAGCGGGCCATCACGTCGCAGCAACGGCGTGATGACCCTGACCACCATCAACCCGGGCGGGGCTGACAATGGCTGAGACTTATCCAACTACCGAACTGAGGCGTGATTTGTCCGAAATCCCACATCTCACCAAACATTGTTGAGGTGTGACAATGCAACCACAGGATACGGGCGGGTCCGGGTTTGACTGGCCGCACGCCGTCTCCGCGCTGGGCGGGGCCATCTTCGGGGCGATCTCGAGCCTGGCCGCATGGTTCTGGCGGGTCGCGCGCATCGAGCCGACGATCCGCGCCGATTTTCAGCACGATCTGGGCGAGGCGGAGCGCCGGGTCGAAGCGAGGATCGATGGCATGGGCGGCCATTACCAGGAATATTTCGAGGGGATTCGCCGGCAGTACGACGACCTTCGCCTAGAGGTCGAGAAGGATTTCGTCCGCCGCGACGACTTCAACCGGATGAGAAGCGAGGACCGCGAGGCGGCCGAGGAGAGACGCAAGGAAAACCGGGAGGCGTTCGATCGTCTCGAGCGCAAGATCGACCAGATCCTTGTGAGGCAGCCATGAGGACCAGGGAAAACCGCTGGTACGGGCTGTGGGCCGTGATTGCGCTCGCCCTGCTCGCCGTCGGCTGTTCGGTTCGGCATGCGCCTGCGCGTGATCTCGATGGCAAATATGCCCAGTCTCCACTCAAATCATGGTTCGATAATCTGAAGTCGGGCAAGGGCCCGTGCTGCTCGGACGCTGACGGCACCGCCTTGAGCGATATCGATTGGGAGACCAAGGACGGTCACTATCGCGTGCGCATCGAAGACCAGTGGTGGGACGTGCCCGACGAAGCGGTGATCACCGAGCCGAACAGGGTCGGGCGCACCATGGTGTGGCCAATCTATCGGCGCGGAATAAACGAGCCGGTCCGCATCGAGATTCGCTGCTTCATGCCGGGAAGCATGACTTGAAAGTTTTGGACAACTGCCAGCGTAGCGGAGGAGTCGTCATGACTGGTGATCAGAGAGCGGAGGATGCCTTGTTTCCGGTCTTAGGCAGCGCTCGAAAAATGGTTGGCGCTGATTTCCCTCAAGGAATTCCATGGTCCATAATCGGACCACACGAAAAACAAGCACTACAGAATCACGATCAGACACTTAGTCGTCTAGCGCAACGCGGAGGTCTGTCGTGGTCAGAGATTGAATTGGTGCTTCTCGATAGACGTTGGGATGGTCGCGTTTTCATCCTGCCGCGTCAGCAAGAAGAATATTGCGCAAGTGAAATTGCCGCAGCGAAGCGAGTCGCCAAGCTTTTGGCCGCATCATGCGCTGCCAGATAACCGAACCGGTCTCACCCCCTCACCGCTGACAGTTGTCCGCAATCTTGAAAACTCCGCGCCGGGCCGGATGCCCGGTTGATCAAAGGAATGACCGATGGATAATCTGTTGCAGTTCTTCGCCTATGAGCACCTGCCGCCGCACCTGCAGGCTGTCAGCGCACCGTTCGGCGATCTCGCCCGAAAACTGGCAGCGGAGCTACCGAAAAATCCGGAAAGCACGGTGGCCCTGCGCAAGCTGCTCGAAGCCAAGGATTGCGCGGTCCGCGCGGTCCTGTTCAAGACGGAAATCAAAACCGTGTCCTTCAAGGACGTCAAGCCGATCCTGGAGGCCCACAAGCGGGGCGAGATCACCGCCGACCAGGCGGTCGAGGAAATGTTCGAGATCGCGACGTGAGCGGCCCATGCCCCTGCTCGCCGTGATTGTCCTCCTCGCCACCACGCCCGCCGGAACCCATCTGGCGGGCTTTTGCGCGAGCTGGCATGTGGCGAGTCCACATTGGCTCTATGGGTGCGGGGCCGTACGACCCATTTTTCGCGCGCCAAAAAACTCCATAGCAAAAACAGGTACATCCACACGGGGTTCTATCCCGTAGCGGGCTCCCGCTACCAACTTGACCCCCGACAGAGAACCTTGCGGAAACACCGGCTGCCCGATCAGCGCCGCCAGGCGCCCGTTGACCGTGAGCCGGATCGGCTCGCCCGGCAAGGTCCGATGCACGATCACGCTGTCGACCAGGTCCCGGACCGGCGCTGCCATCGCGCTGCGGTCGGCGCGGTCCCGAACCGCCGCGGCGAGATCATTCACGACCTTGAGATAGTGCTCTTGGGCTGCCGGATGAAGGGCGATCACCCGGACCGGTTCCGACATTTGCGCGAGCCTGGCCTCGATCTCGGCTTTCTCCCGCTCGAGCTCGGCGATCCTCGTGGTGAATGAAGCCACGGGCGCATCGCTGTCAAGCATGGCCTCGGTGAGCCTGGCGAGCTTGCGGGTGGCCTCGCCAAGCCGCCGCTCCAGATCCGGCCGCTCCCTGGACGCCTCGACTACCAGCCGTTTGCGCTCGTCGTGGTAGCATTTGAGGAAGTGCTTGATCGCGCGCGGATCGACCAGGTGGCGCCGCAGGCCCGACAGCACGGTCTCCTCGACGTGATGCAGGTAATAGGTCCGGTTGTTGGCGCAAAGCTTGGCATTGTGGAACGTGGTGCAGACGATGCGCACGCCGCCGCGGTCGCGGCCCTTGATCGACATGCCGCCGCCGCAGCTGCCGCATTTGAGCAGGCCGGAGAGCAGCGCCTTCGGCGCGCGGCGGTGCGTCGGCGCCAGATTGCCGCGGGAGGCCTTCAGCGCCGCGGCCTGGTCGAAGACTTCCGGCGGCACGATCATCAGATGCGGCACCTCAGCCCGCTGCCACTCGGTTTCCGGGTTCGGCCGCGACACGCGCTTTCCGGTCTCCGGATCCTTGATCATGCGCACGCGATTCCAAACCAGACGGCCGCAATAGATTTCGTTGCCCATGATGCCGTTGTGGCGGTTGTTTGATCCGGTCAAAGCGCCCGGCTGCCAATAGCTGCCGCGCGGCGGCTTGATGCCATCGGCATTGAGCGATCGCGCGATTGCCGGCGTCCGCTCGCCGGCGAGATAGGCTGTGAAGATTCGCCGCACGATGGCCGCCTGTTCCTCGTTGATGGTCCACGCGCCTGGCTGGCCCGGCGTGGTGTCGTAGCCATAGGCGAGACCTCCGGCGTGCTTGCCCAGCCGGATATTGCCGGCGGCGCCGCGGCGGACCTTGTGCGCCAGGTCGGTCAGGAACAGGGCGCCGACGATGCCGCGGATGCCGACCTGGATCTGGTCGGTGCGGCCCGCCCCTCCATGCACGGTCAGGATGTCGATGCCGACGAAAGTCAGCCGGTCATAGATCGAGGCAAGGTCGGCCTGCGAGCGCGACAGGCGGTCGAGCTCCTCGACGATCAGGACGTCGAATTGGCCGGCCTTGGCGGCGGCGAGCAGCTCGGCAATGCCGGCGCGGCCGTGGATCGAGGCGCCGGAGCGGGCGCGGTCGGAGAAGGTCGCCACGATCTTGAAGCCGTCGCGGGCGGCCTTCGCCTGACAGAGCGTGACCTGGTCCTCGATCGAGCGGTCGGACTGTAGGTCGCTTGAGAAGCGGGCGTAGATCGCGGCGCGTTTCACTCTAGGCCGTACCAAAGTGCGTTCGCCAACGATTCCAGGATCGCGGCGCGGGTCTGCATTTCCTTCTGCGTAGCGATGTCCCCGTGAAACGCGGTTATCGCGCGTTCTCTGATTTGCTCGGCGTCATCCTTGAGATGACGAGCAACCTTTCCCCAGTGGATTTCGAGAGTCATTCATCGCTCCTGTTGGCCAAGGCTGCGCCGATCAAATCCCGGCCGTCCCGCCCTGAAAACTGTTTTTTCCGCGTTTTCCATCTCATGATGCTCTTGCGCCAGCGCCAAAGCTATGCCTTCGACGATCCGCAGGATGTCGGGGGGTAGCGAGTCCTCGCTCTGGCGCTGGGCGTGTTTCATTGCGGCTGCCCCATCTCGGCCAGCGCCGAACGTCGGCCTTGTTCGAAACTGTCCGCCGCCGCTGCCATGATGGCCTCGTGCGGAATCCAGGTCTTGCCGTGAATGCAGGGATTCGGCGCGTTGATGCCGTGCCGGCATTCGCCCGGAAAGAAGTCACCATCCCTGCGCGCGACCCAGCGTCGGAAGCCCCAATAGCGGCGGCGCCCGGCGTCCCAGTGTGGCTCGAACTGCATTGCGAAGCGCCAGGCCGTCCACGCCGAATGAAACACAAAGGCGTGCTCGATATGCGGCGAGGCGATGCCGTCGATGCTCTGGATTGGACGGCCGTCTTCGAACAGCATCAGGCGAGTTTCGACGATCTGGATCTGGCCGGTGAACACGCCGGAGTCCCGCAGATCGAGGTCGCGCTCCACGATAATGAAGTTTTCTGTGCTTGTGGTGGTCATCGGCTGCCGGCCGCTATCTACGAACGAAATGCGGACATTTAAAATCTGCAGCGACTTCGCAGCCCTGGTGCTGCGCTCCGCAATGATCGCAGATTCCGTCGCGCCAGTTCCGGCAGTTCCTGGCGACCGGCTCTTTGCCGTCATCCATTCGCTGCTCGAAACGACCTCGCTTTACGCCACGCTGAAAAGCCTCGCTGACCATGGTGTCGAGATCGCGGCTGGTGAGGATGTGAACGTCTCTGCTTATGGTCACGGCTGCTCTTCCTGATTTTCAAAATCGACGGCGGATGCATCGCTTGCGATGATGCATCCGCCGTCAGTGACCCGGCCTGTCGAGGGGGGCATGGGGCCGGGATGGGAGGTGTTGTAGGTTGCCTCGATGTCGCGGACCTGGTCGATCACGGTGCGCAGGATCTCGGCGCACGCGTCCTGCGTGAAGTCGCAAACGCCTCGGTGCTGTAGTTCTTTGTTGAGGGCTGCGGCCATCAGGGTGAGTGCGGACATGGTGACTCCGGTGATGCGAGGTCAACGCGGCCTGACTTGGTCCAGGTTCAAGTCATGGTATTGTTCAACAGCCCACTTCACGCCTGCATTGAAAGCGTGCCGAAGATCTGGATCTCCCCGATAGTAGGCATCTGCCGCGTCTGCGCCCGCTGATCGGCTCGGCCACATAAGCGGTGCACCGATCGCGCGCTGAATTATGTCAACGATTGAGAAAAGCGCCGATGGGTTCAGCCCCCTTCCAGAGGAGGCATCTATTTTTATTTGGTCGGCAAGCCGCTCCAACGTCTTTGTATCCGTGCGCTTAGGAGCCGATCCGAGTCGAGGTGCCAGGCTCGCGATCTGCACAGCGACATCGTGAATTTGCGCGGTTCCCTCGTCATTGGCGAGCTGCAGTAATCGCTCTGTTAGCTCTTCTAATTCCGTCATATCGTTTTCCTCCTTATATTTCTCGATGGTTGTAGGCGTCAGCCTGCGGCACAATCGGGCGATCCCAGCAGATGTGGGCAAGGTGATCGCGATAGACGGAATCGTAGTATGGGCCCGCGCCCCAAGGGGTTTTCAGATGCTGGCTCACGCCGTAGTCGGGCCCCTCATAGCCCATGAAATTGGGATGAGCGACGTAGATAAACCCGTCGTCTTGCATGTTGAGATGCGCCGCGGCGTACTTGGCGTCGCCCTCGGTAAGCATGAGCATGGACATCCAGGGTCCGGCAGATTCGCGGCTGCCATCAGGGCGCCTGCGACCGAGCGGCGCCATGTTCTCGTTCGGTCGGAATGGATGGATGGGCAAGTCGCCGCATTGACGGTAGTACATTGCGCGCAGCCCTCTACTTCAACGCCGCCGCAACCACGCTGATGCTGCCCCGCTCGGCACACATTTGAGCCGGCGAGCCGTAGGCGGACGCAGGCGTGCTGCCATAGAGCCGCCGCGCGCCGATCGCGGGCGAGCGGTCGACGAAGGTACCGCGGGCGACGCTCTCGCGGCCCCGCTTGATCTGGCGGTTCAGCGCTGCGGCGAAGGCCTCGCTGGCGCGCTGGTTGGCTTCGATCGCGGCCTGCTCCGACAGGCTGAGGTAGACGTCGTAGTTGGTGGATTCGAGACGGCCTAGGCGTTCGCTCATGGGAGGGATTCCTTAAGGATTTGGGGACAATGACCTGCTGTGTGCGAGGTGAGACCTGTTCGGTTATCTGGCGGTCGCGCTCGCGGGGCTAAAAGGAAATTTCGATCTTCTTCGCGCCAGCATGCTTCAACAGCGTGCGCGCGAGATTGGCGGCCATTTCCGGAGGGAAGGCAGTCCACGCGACAGGCTTGCCGAAATTCAGATGTACGAGCCCATCCCGCTTATCGTAGGCGATCCCGATCTTGAGTGCGCCCTGGTCGTCATCGTTGAGAACGCCTTGCGGGAAGGTTCCAGTCGCGCCGAGGTCTCGCTTGTTCCACGGCTTGAAGTTGAGCAGGTCGGCCGGGTCGATCTCGCTCCAATCGCCCTCGAAGCAGATCGCGCGGTCATCGATCGTCAAGAACGCGGCCGGCTTTTCGTGCGCGAACGTGATCGGATATTTGTCGAAAGTCGTGAGGTCGATCAGATCCTCCGTCTCCTCCGGATTGCACATCGGATGATCCGCGTCGAACTCCTTGCGGCTCTCACGCATCATCCATTGCAGCATCGCCTCTCGCTCCGCCGACTCCTTCGACCGCGAGGAATAGACTTGCACATCGAACCATTCGGTCGCTTTCCACAGCCAGCGCAGCGCGCCCTTGACCGGAGGATCGGGGATGACGGTCGCGCCTTTCCATCCGCTTGTGTAGGAATGAATAACGCCGTCGAAATCGACACATAAAATTGGCTTTTCACGCATGTCGCAAATCCCTTCGCTCTCTGATGACCGCTCCGCTCTCGACGAGACGGCGGCGGTCCGGTGATTCAAACTTCCTCTGTTGGCTTAGTGTCGCGTGTTAAAAAGAAAACATCTTTTTGACAGTGCGGGCAGCGAAGTCCGCTCGGATATGGATTGCGTTCTGGCTCAGATTCGGAGACTGCCTCAAACCGCCATTTGCAGGTCGGGCACTTTCCAGTCCAGCGAGCAATAGCAGGGCCCATCACTTCCCCCGTTCCGCAATCGCCACGAAACAAACCGCCCGCATCGCCACCAGGTCGCCCCGCTGCGCATAGAGGTGTGCTGCGACCAGCAGCGGGTTGATATCGATCTGTTCCCAGAACCCACGTTCGTTCTGCTTGTGTTGTGCGTCGCGATCAAGCCGGTGACAGTCCGCGCACAACGGCACCGCGAATCGGTCCTCCGGCTTCTTCTGCATCCCGGAGGCCTTCCCGAAAGCGGCCGACGCGTAACGAACATGCGCCGCTTCCGAGGGCTCCATGCCGCAGCGCAGGCAGGGACACTGCCTGACCAGGGCGAGATAGTCGGGATTCCTCTCTTCAGGCGAGATGCGCGACCGGGTCGGTACCCCGGCGCGTTTAAGCAGGCTGCCGAGCGGTGACGGCGGGGTGAGGCGTTGCGGGCGGTTAATCGGCATCGACGTTGCTCGGTCGTTCAATGTTGAGGTCCGACCAAGATCGCCAACCCGCATTGGTGAGTTCCTTACTGTAGACTTCGCCGCGAGGCTTGATCGCCGACCATCCTGGATCGGTGAACACGCGCCAGTGCATGACACTCAGCTCCTTGCCTTGCGGGCTTTTCGCAGTCTCAACCCAGGACAGCTTGGCGTCATCGCCGAGAATCAGATCGACCCACTTTCGCGCCAGCTTCCAATCGAAAGAAACAAGCGGAATAACTGCACCGAGTTGCGCCAGTGTCTGTGGGCTCGAAAGCCGGTCGACTGGCCATGTCGGAAATGGTTCGCGGAACGACAGGCTCAGATGCCAGCAGCGTTCAAAATCCGGGTTTTTCATCCAGCCACTGGAGTGATGATATTGATCGCGACTGAACAGGATCAGCGAGCCCGTATGGCCATGGAAGTGCGAACAGAGGCGGATATAGGCGGCCGTTGCCGCGCTGGCATAGCCGTCCGAAAATCCCATCTTCGCAGCCGTGCGAATAGTGGAGACAACGACATCTGGAATTTCGATGCTCATGCTTTCCCCCTCTGCTTCGCCATCATCCACACCGCCCTCAACCACGGCGCAGCCCCCAGCAGATAAGGCCGCCCGCTGCGCCAGGCCTGCGCAGGCGAGCCGGTGATCAGACATGCGCGGAGGTAGCTGTGCAGCCATCGGGTGAGGGTCATGCGACGTCATAGTCCTCGTTCGTGGGCCAATCGGTCGCGCGCACGATCTCCTGTGCGCGCGAAATGGCAGATGCGGCGTCCGCCAGCGCGGCGCGGAACTGCGGCACGTCGGCGTAGATGCCGGCACCGTTGCCCTGGCTGCCGGCGCGCTGCAGCCGTTCGATCGCGGCCCACAGGCCGAGGTCAATGCCGGCGGTAGCGGCTTGGGCTTTTCTGATCTTGGCGCGGGCGGCCTGGCGGGCTTCGTCGCTCATGATCTCACCGTCGCTCGTCCGGGTGGAAATCGTGCATCAGGGGGTCCGGCGCAGGTTGCTCAGGTTGCCGCGCGATGCCGTCTGGCCTCGTGAACTTGAACGGCACAACGCAGTTGCCCTCCTCGTCATAGACGCCGGCAGCATCGGGCGAGCCGAGAATCACGCATGGCGTTCCGGCGGGAGGATACTTCGGTGAAACCGTCACAGTGATCTCCTCGCAATGCACCACGAAACGATGCAACGGATCGCGGGTGTGGATTTTTTGTTCGCACTGATGCTTGGTCGGGAACGTAATGTCGTCCGCCAGTGCGGCGTCATGGCAAGGGCCCTGCGCATCCGATATGCAAACCAGCATCACCCAGACCTTGATCATGACGCACCACTCTCTTCAGCGATCGAAATATCGGCATTGCCTTCGATGCTGATCGTTCGGCCGTCATCCAAGCGAACACTGTAGATTGGGAGCTGCATGTCGAAGCGGCGCGCGCGGCGGCTCGTGCCTGGCACTGTCGCTGCCGTGACCACCACACCCAGATTTCGGCTCGAAGAACCAAACCATGAACTTGAGCGGCAATAGACAGCGACCTTTGTGCCGACCGGGATCAGCGGGCCTCTGTATGGCCTGTCGTGTCCTCGCGGGCTCATGGCGCACTCATCTCCCGCGCCACGATCTCCTGATAGGCCAGCATCCGCGCTTCTTCCGCGAGCAGCGCGACGTCGAGCATGGGATAGCCCTTGGCGTGCAGCAGCCGGATGGCGTCCTGGTCGGAGGCCAGCGCCCCGGCCTCGGTGAGGTCTTTCGCCATGCGCTCGGTGACGGCGCGACGGCGCTCGATCGCGGTCATCAGGGGGCCGTTGAGCAGGAAGGGGGTTGCGGTCATGATCCTGACTCCGGTTGCGATTGCAGCGCTGCGCGGCCGGCGTCGGTGCGCCGGCAATCTCCAGTCTTGAATTCGATCAGTCCGAAGTCTTGGAGGTGCACGAAGCGTACGCGGTCCTCCATGCGGGTCCATTCGTCCGGAACTAACCTCAGCAATTCGAGGTCTTCCGGCGTCGGCTGATACGGAATTGCGAGGAGTTGAGCCGCTGCTTCAAGATTGGCGACCAGCTTGCCGTCAACGCTGAAGGTGCTCTCTACGCTGCGCGTTTTGCGGATGTACTTATCGAACCGCGTCAGCCGGGGATGTTGGATGCAGCGGTGACGATATCCGAACCATTCCTTGCCGCCGTTGTAATGCGCCTCTTCGCGCATCGTGCACGCCGAAAGGTCGATCGCGGTCATGACGACCTCCTCGCGCGGGCTTCGCGGTTGTAGCGCTGCTGGCGCCTATGGCTGGTGACGATGGACCGGGTAAGAAGTTCGATCCCCTCGTCGGTCAGGACCGAAAGCCCGTGGCGGGCGAGAACCTCGGCGAGGTGATAGCGCTCGCGGTCGCGGCCGAAGCTCTCGATGATGTGCTGATGTCGCTCTCGTCGGGTCATTGCCAGAACACCTTCGCGCAATGCGCGCACACGATCGCGCCGCAGGACGCCATGGCTTCGTGCCCGGCCGGGTTGAGGCAGTCGTGTTCGATCCCAAACGGATCGGCGGCACGATCGAGGAAGGCGAGTTCGTCGGCCAACAGCGGGATCACTTGCGCGCGGATGGCGGCGCGGTCGAGCGCTTGCGGCTGGCCTTTGCGGTGGAAACCCATGGGTGTCGGTCCTGATTGTCGTGATGGAAAGATCCCCGGCAGGTCGCAAGGTCGCTACGCTCGCGACCTGCCGGGCCTCGCGCGCTAAGCCGCCGCCGCAGTCGGCTCGGGCAAGGATTCGTCAACCATGTCGGCAAAGGTCGGCAGGCTGTCGTTGATCTCGGCAGGAGCTGCATCCTTCGCGATCGCGGTGCCGTACTTGGAGGGCCGACCCTCCAGCTCCTGGTGCAGGCTGTCATAGCCGGCGCGGAGGTCGGGCAGCGGCATCACCTTCTCGATTTCGGTCCAGGTGGCGTCGAAGTGCTTGAGGATCGCCTTCAGCTTGTTCTTCTTGTCCTCGGCCTGTTGCGAGGGGAAATGCAGCTGCAACAGGGTCTGGATTTCGTCGATGCAGATTTCGCGCTGCACGGGAGTATGGTCACGCTTCTCGGTCTTGAGGATGGTGGTGGAATCGCCGGTGTCCTGGAAGCCGACGTGCCGGCCGCCGAGCGCGAGCTTTTCGATGTGGGGCAGGAAGTCGGCAAAGTCCGGGTTGTCGATCTCGTCGCCGTTGATGACGTCCCAGCGGTCCTTCACCACGATGGCGCGGTTGACGAAGGTGCGCTTGCGGGCCGCCTTTTCCATCGAGTTCTGCTCGATCAGCTTCATCTCGACCAGCAGCGACGGTTCGAAACCGGTTTCGCTCTCGGTCTTCATCTTGACACCGACCTTCTCCAGCTGGCGCTTGCCGTTTTCGTCGGTGTACTGGTCGAGGTCGTCGCCGGCCCGGCCGCACATGACGATGTGCAGGTTGGAATTGAGGTAGCGGTTGGAGAACATCTGCCAGCCGTGGTCACCCTTGAGATACTGCCAGTCATCGATCTGCAGGAAGGTGCGCTGCTTCTTCTTCAGGAACGCCGCGATCATCTCGCGGTAGGGATGGGTGATGCTGTCGATGATCAGCGCGGAGGCGTGCGCTTCCGCCCAGTCGATCGCCTGCACCAGGTCGGCGAGCGTCCGGCTCTTGGCGACCACCAGCGGGATGCCGGCTTCCTTGAAGTCCGGAATGACGAAGTCGGACCCGGACTCCGTATCGAAGAACGCGACGGGCCGGTCGGCATAGTCGACACCAAGCTTCTTCAGGTGCTTGACGAGACCGATCGTTATCTTGGAGGCGGTCTTGGTCTTGCCGCCGCCGGCTTTGCCCATGACGCCCATCTTGAGATAGGCGGCGGTGACGACAGCAGGCTGGAAGAGGGACATGCTGGACATGGTCGGGGTAGCTCCTTGTGTTGCGACCGGTGCGGCGGTCGTGGCCGGGGAAACGGGAGGGGAAACGGGCGTGACGCGGGTACGCTTCGGCTTGCGCGGGGCCTGCCCGCGGGCGCGGGCCTCGAAGGCGTTGATCTCGGCAACGCGCTGCTCGACGAAGGCGGAATCGGAGCGCAGACGCTCGGCGAACTGTGCGGCGAGGCGGTTGTGGTCGGTACGGTCATGCATGGGCGTTGTTCCTACAAGGCAACCGCGATCATGAAACCGATCGCGACGAAGCTGATGGCGAGGAAGACCGCCTCGATGCGGTCGATGGCGAACGGGCGGATCACGCGGGCATCTCCTCTAAGTCGGCCAGGGTGACCGGCGCGGTCTCAATCCAGACCGTGCCGCAGCCGCTGCAGGCGTCGCAGCCTTCGCCGTCACAGTCCGTGCAATCGATTTCCCGCTCGCCGTAGGGGTCAGCGTCGTCGTCGCCCTGGCAGATGAAGCAGGCGAAGGGTTCACCCGGGCAGTTGACGACAGAACCGGGGACGTTGGTGCGGTCGCAGCAGTCGCAGTTGCCGATGGCCATCACGCAACCTCCCATGCTGTCGCTTTGCGATAGCCGACGCCACGTGCCGGATCGGGGACGCATTTGTTGAAGGTATTGTTGATGATGCAGTACTCGACGAGGTCCATGATGCGGACGGGCGCAAGGGCCTCGGCTTCCGGTGACTTGCGTTCGAACCCGAATCGATCGTCGAAATGGAGCATGAATTCGGCGAGATCGATCCCATCGAAGTCGAGATCGTCGATCAGGTAAGTATCGGGATCGAGGTCACACTCTCGGACCGCGCGCTCTTCAACCAACCAAGCGGCGATGGCGACGTAAAAGATCTGGCCTCGATCTGGAAGACGCAGGGCCATCACGCAACCCTCCGATTGTCGCGCAGGCTGCAGCCGGCCTCTTCGCAGGCCCAGGTCTCGTTGCCATCGACCGCTGCGGTGAACGATCCCGCGAACAGATCGGTCGAGACGTGGCAGTTGCTGTTGTCGCGGACCTCGGCGCCGATCGCGGCCAGCCATTCATCGAAGATCGCGGCGGCCTCGCGGATGTGGTCAGCGACCACCTCGAAGTCTGTGGGATGCGGGAAAGAAACGAAGCCGCGCGGGGCGGTCATCGCGGAGAGGCGGGCGATCAGCGCGAGGCGGGCGGTTTCGAAGGGACTGGGGCGGGTGTTGGTCATGCGCCCATCCTCCGCTCGGCGGCGCACATCGCACGATAGTCGGCATCGTCCTGCAGGCTTTGTTCGTAAGCTTCACGATCATCGGAATCGAGCGCGTCAAGGTCCGGCGTCTGAATACGGCCGAGACCATCGCAGTATGAACAGGGACGGTCGTAACGACCCGCAAGATAGTCTTGCTTGAAATCGTCGTCTTGTTCGGCCCATTCGGAAGAGGTGAACCCGCCCCCATCGCATTCAACGGAAGCGCCGCGATCGGTAGCGCAGCCTTCGCAATGCGGGCAGATGATCCAGACGGCGGGAACGGTGAAGATTTCTTCGTCGTCGTTCCGGAAAATTGAGATGTTGATGGTTTGGCGGGCGGTGGACATGAGCGGCGGCTCCATCATGTGAATGAACGGAGACGGGATCTTGCAGAAAGGCTTTCGGAAGGGTTCGGAGAAGGGGGGCTGTTTCCGCTTGGCGCCAGCTTGATTTGGCCGGTTGAGACAGGACTTTCAACCTGTCGGTTAGCGTTGTGCCGTTCCCCTTCACCGAACCCTTCGAAGGGTCCTTTCTGTGCCACTCCCCGGTCGTGTCTCACCCGGGCCTTGGGCATTCCCATCTCTGCTCTGATGGGATTACCCTACTTCACAATCTGTGAAGTGGTCAAGCACAAAATATCACATTTTGTGATTTTCGAGATCACGTAATGTGAACAGTAGGTTAGGCGGCCTGACGGATTTTCAGCCGGAGCACATGCGGCAGTTGGGCCGGGTTCCCCCGGTAAATCCAGTCCAAGGTCAGGCCGAATTCGTCACACAGCGCGTTGGCGACTTCCAGGGTGATTCGCCGCTCTCCGCTCTCATATTGAGACCAACGGTTCTCCTTGATGCCGATCCTTTTGCACAGCTGCGACGCGTTGAGGTCCAACGCCTCCCGCGTCAATTCCAGTCGCTTCGCCAATGCTTTGAGTTGTTCCGGCATGGTCAAATGAGACCTCACCGGCGCAGGAATTTCTATTGCCTTTCCGTGAAGGGTTGACATCTTCACATATCGTGAACAATTTGGTGGCATGCTCAATTCAGTCGACGACGTCATCGACGCGCTCGGAGGACCGGCCGGAACGGCCGAGGTCGCGGGCGTCGGCGTGTCGGCCGTCAGCAACTGGCGCGCGCGAGGGAAAATCTCGCAGCAGAAGTTTATCCTGATCAAGGAAGCGCTCGCGGCGAGGCATCTGGATGACGTCTGCCCTTCGGTCTTCGGTTTCGAGACCACCGAAGAGGCCCGCACATGACGACGACGTCGCCGAAACTTCAGAATCACTGCGCCCATGGTCGCACCCCGCCGCCGCCAGCCGAGTTGTCTCGCCATTTTGGTAATGGTGTACGCCATGAAAACACAATTTCGGCGGGTGACAAACATAAATGTTATTTTTTTGTGACGGACGTTCTTCCAGTTTCCCTGCCATCATTTCGCCTTGATGGGGGAGGCCGGGGCGTTCGGATGATGGGTGGTGTGCGTGGTGGAGTGGGTGCGTCATGCGAAGCGAATCAAGCGCCGGTACTGCGGGGTTCTCAAGGAGAACGCCGGGAAATTTATTTCCGCGAAACTTTGGCCGGGAAAATCTTCCTCCCTTCGGCCGGGTATGCATCGCGCTGTGGGGCATCGACAAGCCCGGCGTTGCGCTCGCACAGATCATCGGCAAGACCGAGCGCGTCGCGAACCTCTACATCACCGGCAAGACGCCTCCGTCCTACGAAGCGCTCATGGCCGTGCTTGACGAGCTGCGGCCACGCAAGCGCGTTTAATCGAATCCAAGAGGGGCCTTTGCCGCAAGGTGGCGAGGGCATGAGGGTGCTGGGATCAGAGCGTTGGTGCTCCCTGGCACACAAGGCGGCCGGACTATATGGCCAACGGGAAGAAACTCCGCACCAACCGCCGGCCCCATTCAGCAGGGGGACGCGCAAATGCGTCCCCCACAAATTCAGTTCGGGCGACGGCCTTGGCATCCAACAGCCCGGGTCAATGACATGGGGCGATCGTCTGGCGATGCCAGCTCCATCGGGAAGGGCGCGTGATCGCGCTATATGCCCCGCCGTCGCCCGATCATCGACGATGGGATGTAGCTCAGAGGTAGAGCGGGTGGCTGTTAACCGCCTTGTCGCAGGTTCGAATCCTGCCTTCCCAGCCAAAAGGATTTGAATATGGATCACCGCGCCACCGAACCCGCGTCGGCAGTCATCGGTCACCCCGCAGTCGACTACGACGCACCAGCAGCGGACTGTGATTGTATCGATCGCATCAACGCCAAGCTCGCCGAGAGCAACACCCAGATTATGTTGCCCTGGATCGGACTGCAGCGTCCGTTCATTGAATCGATGAAGCTGGACGGGAGGAAGCGCGGCAAGCCGACCAAGATATTCGCGAGCTTCTGTCCGTTCTGCGGGGTCAAGTATCCCGAGCCGCGCAAAGACTGACCAATAACCTGACAGGGGCCGCCCCGCGCGACCCCGGCAGTTGTCCCAAACCTTCGTTTTCCTACGCGTAAAGCATCACCCGCGTTCCGTTTGCGTCAACCCAAAGTCCCAACGCCTGCCCGCGCGTCGCATCATCGCAACGCGTGAGCCTCTTTGTCTCGATTTCCGGGAGTGTTTCGCATGTTGCTCGATCCCGTTGCATGGCTGCTCGTCTATCTCCTGATCGGGGCGCTGGTCTGGATGCTGTGCGAACCATCCGCCTACATCGATTTCGCGCTGTCGCGCTACTGCGCCCGCTTCGGCCGGCTGCCGCCGGGCGGCTTCGTCGCGCTCGCCATCGCGGTGATGATCGTGCTGTGGCCGAAGGTGGTGAGGGCGAAGATCAAGCAGATGCGGGGGCGGGTGTGACCACCAAAACCTGCAGCCGCTGCCACCAGGCCAAGCCGCTCGACGATTTCAAGACCGACCAGCGCAAGCCGGACGGCAAGGCGTCGGCCTGCAAGGCCTGCGTGGCGGTGCCGAGGGTGGGGGAGATGGTGAATCAGGTCTATTCGCTCGAAGCGGGCCACGAACGCCTGAAGGACCATCCTTTCGCGGGCCTGTTCCCGCTGCTGTCCGAAACCGAGCTGAATGAACTCGCCGCTGACATTGCGGCCAACGGCCAACGCGATCCGGTCATCATCCATAAGGACATGATCCTCGACGGCCGCAACCGCTACCGCGCCTGCAGGAAGAGAAATCTGGCGGTTCTGTGCGAGCAGTTCACCGGCACCAATGACGAGGCGCTCGACTACGTCATCAGCAAGAACATCTTCCGGCGGCACCTCGAGGCCTCGCAGCGGGCGCATGCGATGGCCTCCTATGAGCAATATCGCTGGGGCGGACCGCGGCAACCACAGCAGCAAGATGCAAATTTGCATCTTGATATTCCAGCCGAAACACCAACCCCGTCGACGCGCGCCGATCTCGCGGAACGCGGGCATGTGTCCGCGCGCCTGATCGCGAGCGCTGCCGTGGTCCGCGATCATGGTACCGAGCAACTGAACGAAGCGGTCCGCGATGGTCAGATCGTGGCGTCGGCCGCGGAGGAGATCGCCCGCCGGCCAGCTGAAGAACAGGAAGCCATTCTCGCGGCGCTTCCGCGCGACGAGACCGGAAAGCTGACGCCGGAGGCCAAGAAAGCGCTGGCCCCCGTCATCAAGGAAATCCGCGCCGAAAAACAGGCCGCGAAGAAAGAGCGCCGCAATGATCGCGAGGCCGATCTCGGCCGCAAGCTGCAGAGCATGTCCGAGAAGACCTACGGCGTCGCCATCGAGGATTTCGAATGGGACCATCAACCCTGGTCTCGCGAGTCCGGAATGGACCGGCATCCCTCCAATCATTACCCGACGGCGGCCGATGCCCACACGCCGGAAGAAATCGTCGCTCGGACCGCCGAGCGCTTCAAATGCCTGGCTGACGACTGTGTGCTCTACATGTGGACCACGATCCCCCACGAGGCCATCGCCCATCGGGTCATCGAGCTGCGCGGCTTCAAATATGTAACCCAACGTGTCTGGGCCAAGCTGCGCAACGGCGCCGGCCGTGGCCCCGGTTACTGGGTGACCGGCGAGCACGAGATTCTCCTGATCTGCGTGCGCGGCAACGTCGTGCCGCCGGCAACCGCGCATTTCCGCAGCCTGTTCGAAGCGCCTGTCGGCGAGCATAGCGAGAAGCCGGACCAGCAATATGAGCATGCGGAATTTCACTTCCCGAACCTTCCCAAGATCGAATTGAACGCGCGTCGCGCGCGGCCGGGCTGGGATGCGTGGGGGAATGAAGCACCTGGTTCAGAATTACCCAGAGAGGAGGCGTCTGGTACGGCTCGCGAGGCCCCCAGCACGCTATGCGAACGCGAGACGGGGGAGCCCTTGGTTGGGGCAGCCGGCTCAGACGTAGGGACACAGTCCGCGCCTCCGCACGTTTCAAACGAGGATGAGGCGGCATGACGAACGAAGCACAAGAGCAGATCACCCAACCACAACCCACGGCAACCGAACCCGGCTGGGAATGGATGCTGGTCGAGATCATGGGCCATCGCAGCCATTGGGGCCGCGCCCGCGAAGAGGAACGCTTCGGCGCCAAGATGCTGCGCATCGATGTGCCGATCAAGGGCGACCCGGCCGCGCACGGCTGGACGACGCACTACTATTCTGGTGCCGCGATCTTCTCCTACGCCCTGACCGATGAGGAAACCGTGCTCGCGCGCAACAAACCGTGGGAGCCGCCGTCACGGCTGACGCTACCGAAGCCGGGTACACCTGACGATATGGTCTCGGGCGATGGGGATGATGACGACTTCCCTTTTGAAGAGGATGAGCAGGAGGGCGAAGCGGCATGACCTTCAGCGTCTTCATCGCCTGCATCCATCTCGCCCTATGCCCGATTCCGCAGGGCCATTCGCTCGCACACTTCGATGCCGAAAACGCTGATGCGTGCGAACGCAACATCAGGATGCTGATCGCGCTCGATGGCTTGCACGGGCGCGGTTTCATCGTCGCGTGCGCTCCTGAACGGAGGATATGACGTGACCGAACCATCCAAGCCGGCCAAGCGCCGCAAGACGCCACGACCCGCGAACACCTATCGCCAGAACGGCGCGCGCAGCATCGCGCCGCACGGCCGCTGGCGTGCCGCGCCCGACATCGTCAAGGATCGGAGCTTCCGGGGACCGATCACGCTCAACCGTTCGGATCGCTGGCCGCGCGCGAAGACCTACGCTTATGCGCGGGAGATTTCGCCATCATCGGAGCCGGTGCGATGACCTGGCTCGAGCAGGACCGGCTGAAATGGGAAATCATCCGCACCAAACGGACTGTGAGACAGGCTGCGATCGTCGTTATTGTCGGGTCGGCGCTCATAGCTCTGTGGGCCGCAGCAGATAACGCGTCGCGCGCCCATCGCGGCGCCATCATCTGCAATGACGACGGCACCGTGACCATCGACAACAACGACATCAATCTGAACTTTCGCGTCAGCGCTGATGAATTCTGGCGCCGCGCGCGGATGCTTTGCGGATCGGATCGGAATATCTAATCATGAAACCCTGCGTGATCTTCGACATCGACGGTACCCTCGCCAACGGCGATCACCGCCTGCACCTGATTCAACAGACACCCAAGCAATGGGATGCCTATTTCGATCTCTGTCACGACGACAAGCCGATCCCGCACATGATCCGCGTGCTGCGCGCCCTCGATCGCGAGCTGGTGACCGTCTTCGTATCGGGCCGCGCGGAGCGCTGCAGGGAGAAGACCGCGCAATGGCTGTCCGATCACGGCGCCTATACCGGTCGCTATCCGCTGCGGCTCTACATGCGCCCGGACGGCGATCATCGCGACGACGACGTGCTGAAGATCGTTCTGCTCGAACAGGTCCGCGCCGACGGCTTTGAGCCGGTGGTTGTTTTTGATGATCGATCGCGGGTGGTTAAGGCTTGGCGGGCGGCGGGGGTGCCGTGTGCGCAAGTTGCTGAAGGTGACTTCTAGATGATCGTCATCATATCAGCCGTTATAGTTGGCGCCGTCATCGGTGGTTTGACGCTCTTGCGTGGCTGGGCTCTGAGCGTGCTCTGGTCATGGTTCATGGTGCCGATTTTCCATGCGCCGCCGCTATCGATCGCGCAGGCGACTGCGGTTTCGCTCGTTGTCTCTCTGCTCTGCCATCAGCAGATTCCACAGAAGGATGATGAGACATGGGACGCGATCACCTATCCGCTGCTTGTTCCTCTTATAGCCGTTGCAATCGGATGGATCGTCAAGGGGTACATCTGATGATCGATCGACAGCAAGGCGGCATCATCCACATCGAATGCGACAGCTGCGATGAAGTCCTTGACACCAGGACCAGGGATTTCGACGAGGCCCGCGCGATGATGAAGCGCGAGGGCTGGCACGTCCGCAAGATTGCCGAGGTGTGGCTGCATGGGTGTCCGGATTGCGGGGTGCCGACATGAGCAAAACCTCGATCGAATGGACGTCACACGTCTGGAATCCCATCGTCGGCTGCTCCATCGTCCCCCCCGGCTGCACCAACTGCTATGCCATGAAGACTGCAGCCCGCAACGAGGCCATGGGCATCTCCCGCTATGACGGCACCACTCGCGTCGTCAACGGCAACGCGTTGTGGACCGGAAAGCTGGTGCAGGCACCGGAAGCAACGCTGCTGCAGCCGCTGAAGCGGAAGAAACCGACCACGTATTTTGTCAACTCGATGAGCGACCTGTTCCACGAGGATTGTCCCGATGCATGGATCGATCGCGTCTTCGCGGTGATGGCGTTGTGCCCGCAGCATACGTTTCAGGTGCTGACGAAGCGGGCGCGAAGGATGCGGGATTATTGCGTCAGGACGAGCCGTCACACGATCAACGGCCATATCTGGTCAATGCTGGGCACGCCCGAAGGCAGCAAGATCAACCATGGCGGCGACTGGCAAGTGAATTGGCCGCTGCCGAACGTCTGGCTCGGTGTATCTGCCGAGCGGCAGCAGGAGGCCGACGAACGGATTCCGCTGCTGCTGCAGACGCCAGCAGCGGTGCGGTTCATCAGCGGCGAGCCGCTGCTGGGGCCGATCGACTTGACGGCGATTCCCTGGGCAATGCGAGGCTTCGTACCAGACCGGAAAACAGTTCGGGAGAGATATAACGTTCTCACTGGGAGTGATCGGCGTGAACATCTTCATGAGGATGGGACTTGGTCACATCGCCGGGCAGACGGCACCGGGAGTCATTCCGTTTGGTCCACGAACTGCGGCCCGCGCCTCGACTGGGTGATCGTCGGCGGCGAGAGCGGCCCGAGGGCGCGGCCGATGCATGTCGATTGGGACCGATCGCTGCGCGACCAGTGCCAGGCTGCCGGCGTGCCCTTCTTCTTCAAGCAATGGGGCGAATGGGCGCCGTCGACGCCGGAGCAGGCCAAGGGAAATCCGCGTTCTGGGTGGCAGGCGATCAAGGCTTATCCGCATGTCGCGCGGGCCGATGAGCTTTACCCGGAGGCCGGTGCGGCGTTCGTCGAGCGCGTCGGCAAGGCCCGCGCCGGCCGCCTGCTCGACGACGTCGAACACAACGCGATGCCGGAGCGCCGCCCATGAACCATCGTTGGCCCAAGCTCGGCAATCGCATGGTGCACAAGACCGAGCGCGAATGCCTGCGCGGCTGCCGCACCATCAAGGTCACGCTGCATCCGTTTGGACGCGAGGGCCGCGTGCATGGGGTGGAGTTCTGGCGGGACGGGGAGAGGGGCGAGGGGAAGGGGACGCCTGTGTGTGAACCGGATGGGGTGACAGCATGAAAGCAATCTCCCTGTGGCAACCCTGGGCCTCGCTGTGGCTGACCGACCGCAAGGTCCACGAAACCCGGCACTGGTCGACGCCGCACCGCGGCTGGCTCGCCGTGCACGCGACGAAGCACTTCGAAAAGGATTTCAGCACGTGGGCTGCGATGCAGGACATCCTCGACGATGAGTTCGGCGGCCATTGGGCCATGGACCTGCCGACGAGCGCAATCATCGGCGCGGTCGATCTGATCGCCTGCGAGCAGATGCCTGCGGCGAAGCCGGCGCATGCCGATGATTTCCAGTGCGGTAACTGGGAAGCCGGGCGCTTCGCGTGGCGCCGCGCGGCGATCGTCAAACTGAACCAACCGATCCCATATCGCGGGCGACAGAGCATGTTCACGCTGCCGGACGAGGTCACCCGAATGATTCTGCCGAGTCAGGTCAGTGACGCCCGCTCGCTGGGACATCACCCATGACCCCCCGTACCTCGGCCACCCGCCGCCTCATCATCGACGACCTCGCGGCCGTCCTGCGCAAGCCCACGGCCGCGCCCGTGCTCACGCCCGGCGAGGTGATCGCGCTCGCGCTCAACGGGACGCAGTGGGTGCCGGGGCGTCCCGTTGAGGACGGGGACCAGGTGATCTTTCAGACGCTGCGGCTGTTGCGGCAGGCGGGGTATGTGATCGTGCCGGCGACGAAGGAAAACAAGAAGTAAACGGAGAGAAGGATATGGATCACCGCGCCACTGAGCCCGCGTCGGCAGTCATCGGTTACCCCGCAGTTCCGGAGTTTCACAAGCTCGACAACGAGCGGCAGGTTTTCTTTTACGAACAGGACTTCTATGTCCTTTCGAACTTCTCGTCGTTCGAGGTCGAATGGTCCGGATTCACCTTCAAGACCAGCGAGCATCTTTATCACTGGTTGCGGTTTACGTTGTCGGATTTGCCCGGTGCCCAGCTTATCGCTGGCAAGGTCAAGAATGCACGATCTGCTCATGATGCCTTCAAGTTGGCGCAGCAGGAGCAGCGTTTTCAGGTTGGTGATTGGGACTTTCAAAAGATTGCCTTCATGCGCGAAATACTGCGCGAGAAAGCGAACCAGCATGAATACGTGCGCCGCAAGCTCCTCGCGACCGACGATCGCGAACTCATTGAGGACAGTTGGCGGGATGACTTCTGGGGATGGGGTCCGAACCGCGACGGCCAGAATATGCTCGGCAAGCTCTGGATGGAAATTCGCGCCGAACTGCGCGGAAGCCGCGAGGTCGGTCAACAATAACCTGACAGGTGTCCCAGCGCACGGCGCTGGACATTGTCCCCATCGAATCCAACAGGAGGAAATAGCGCATGCGATTGATCACCGACATTCTCCGCGAATACCGCAACGGCCGCGCCGCTGATGTGGCGAGCCGCAAGATGGCTGAACTGGTCCAGGCGGTCGACGAAACCGGCAAGGCCGGCACCTTGACGATCACCTTCAAGGTCAAGCCCGAAAAAGGTGGCGGCTCGCAGAAGACCATCGGCTGCGACGTCAAGGCCAAGATGCCGGAAGGCGACATTCCGGAAGCGGTGTTCTTCTCGGACGAGGAAGGCAGCCTGCACCGCTCCGACCCGCAACAGCGTGAGATGTTCACCGAGGCGGGCGGCCGATCGGCCGCGCGCGACTGATCGTTCAACCGCACTGCACGATTAACCGACGATATCCAACCCGGAGAGACCATGACCGAAACCGATTCGATTGCCAAACTGGCCCAGAAAGCCGCAGCCGCGCCGCACGTCATTTCGACGCCGAGCGGCCGCGAATACCTGATCGTCCCCAACGATCACGGCTCAATCGAGGTGACGCCACCGCACAAGACGGAGGTGCTGAAGCCGAAAAGCATCAAGCAGGGCGTGACCCTGCAGAACGCGGACGCGATGGCCGACTACCTCAACCGCTTCAAGACCGCAGAGTCGCTGCTGCTCGCCGACGTCGCCGCGAGCCGCATCCTGGCCGCCGTCGACTATCACGGTGCCCAATCCCCGGCGCTGGTCGAGCATCGCGCCACGCTCGATCTGCCGTTCTCAGAGGAATGGAAGATCTGGAGCGGCATCAACGGCAAGATGAGCGAGCAGCTCGAGTTTGCCCGCTTCATCGAGGAGAACGCGCCCGACATCAAGGCACCCGATGCCGGCTCGCTGCTGGAGGCATGCCGCGACCTGCAGGCCCGCCGCAACGTCAGCTTCATCAAGGCGATACGGACCGAGACCGACAACGAGAGCTTCGAGTTCAACGACAACACCGAGGCGCGCACCAAAGGCGATCTCGAATTGCCGACCAGGTTCCTGCTCAACATCCCGGTATACTTCGGCGATCCGCCGACCGAGGTCTACGCCTTCCTGCGCTGGAAACTGGACGATGCCAAGCTGACGCTCGGCATCAAGCTGCACCGCTCGGAATTGATCCGGCAGGCCGCGTTCAAGCTGATCGTGACGGGGGTGGTCGAGCGCACCAGCGTCATGGCGGTGTTCGGCAAGATCTAACGCCGCACAACCGGTCGATAATAACCTGACAGGGGCCGCCACAGGCGACCCCGGTCATTGTCCCCATCTGGAATGCATCACGATCAACAGGAGCAACTGAACCATGGCACGGGGCCCCGTCTGGACCGAGGAACAGACAGCGACGCTGTTTCGCATGCTGGCGCGCAATGCGACATGGAACGAGATCGCGGACGCCGTGGGGCGCACGGTCGCGTCCTGCAAGAACAAGGTAACGCACCCCTCGCGTTGCAAACGACCGTCAGCGGAGATCGCTACCGCCATCAAGTTGCGCCAGGTCAATAGGCCGCGCTGGACGCCCGAGACCGAGGCCGAACTGATCCGGCTGCGCGAGGTCGAAAAGCTGTGCTGGCTCGACATCGACAGCCATTTCGGCCGCATGCACGGCACCTGCTCGCACAAGTACAACCGGCTCAGGCCGAACGCCGGCAACGGCGAGTCCGGCGAGACCGCACCTCCTGCCGAACGGCAGAATCCGCCATGGTCCGAGGCCGACATGACGCTGGCCCAGGCCCGCTGGCGCGAGCTGTTTACCGAGAATGGCGGCGGCACGCACGCCGATCGCCGCCGTGTCTGCGAGGTCATCGGCACCGAACTCGACCGCACGCCGACCGCCGTCGCGAGCCGGCTGCGGACGCACGGGGCCTCGTTTGGCCTGCATGCAGCGAGCAAGCCGCTGCCGCAGCCGGTCGAGATCTCGCAGGCCATGCGTGACGCCGAGGCGCGCAGCTATGCGTGGGCTCAACGGTCTCTCACGGCCTGTTTTTTCGGCGACCCCGCGCCCGGCTATTCCGCCCTAGATCAACGGAGACAGACATGCACTGGCGAGCCGCAAGGTGGTCTGACTTGAGCACGCCGCTGCCCGAGGGCTACGTCGTGCACCTGCCGCAGCCACGCGCGCCGGAGCACCTGTTCGGCGAGGAACAAATCGTCAAGCCGGAGGCCTCCGTCACCGGCTGCGAGCAGCACGAAAAGACCTGCCTCACCTGCGGCGCCACCCGTGTGACCGTGATCCCGCCGAAGGGCGACGCCTGGCGCGAGTGGCGCGAGAAGGGGGCTGTGACGCAGTCGCGCTGGCCGATCAGGTGCACGGGCGTGGCGGCGGGAGCGGTGGCATGAACGGGCTGTTTATCGGCATCGGGATGGCTGTCGCTGGCTGGTTCATTGCCTACGGAATCGAGGGCCTCGGTAACGACCTCAAGGGCGGGCTTGAAGCGCTCGCTGACGCGATCCGGGAGACCGAGGAGTGACCACCCATCCGCCGCCCACCACACCACCCCTCGAATGGACCGAGGAAGACCAACACCTCGTCCCCTTCGACCGGCGCCGCTTCGGCCCGCATTTCGAGAAGCCGTGCTTCAACCCGGACACCATCATCTGCGCGGCACGGTCGTGCCAGCAGGCCTACAGATGCAGGTTTGGGCTATGGCCTGCGAACAAGAAGAAACCAGAAAATAGATGATCATCCGCCGTCGACATACCAAGAATTTTACGACGATCAGCAACACGCTGTTCGATGACATGCGCCTTGCCGCCGACGAGGTCGGTATCCTGGCCTATCTGTTGTCACGTCCCCACGACTGGGAAATCCGCCGCTCCGCGCTGATGCGCCGCTGGAGCATCGGCCCCGGAACCATGAAGCGCATCATGAACAAGTGGATGGCGGCCGGCTGGTGTCAGGCGACCAAGATCCGCCTTCCCAACGGAACGTTCTGCATTCTCTACGATATTTCCGATCTGCCCGGCAAAGAGCTGAGCGATGACGAGATCAGGATGGCTTTGTCGCTGGTGTCCAGCGAGGTCGATCCCGACGGCATTGTGCGCGGCTATGATGAGGCGGATGAACCACCCTCCATTCCAGACGATCCACCCCCCTCCCAGCCAGTAGTGGTTGACCAGAGGGGTGGTGAGGCAGGGGTGGCCTATATAGAAGGACCAAATACGGAAGAACCAAGGGACGAATCTTACCAAAATTCTGAGAGAGAACTTGCGCGAGCGCGAGAAAAGCACGCCCTCAATCTGGCCGAGTTCAAGCGGCGCTGGCCGACGGCGGCAAGCGACGATCAAACCAAGATCGACGATGCGTGGTACGTGCTCGAATTCGACGAGGGCGAGGCAGCGCTGGGCGGCATCCCGGCATTTCTTGGAAAGCTGAAACGCGACAAGCGCACCACGGTTCCTGCCGGATGGAAATATCTCAAGGAAAAGCGCTGGACGCTGCTGGAGCAGGTCTCCGTTGAGGCCAAAATGTCCGGCTATCCGACCGCCAGCCCCGAAGGTCGCGCGGTCTCTGTGCTGTACGACATCGTTGGCGCGGGCGATTTCTTCCGCAGTGTCGTCCGCAAGGGCGACCGGGTCTACTATCAACTTCCCATGACGCCGCGGCTCGCGGCGCTCGCACAGGCACCGGCTGTTGCGGAGTGGGCGACGCTGGCTCGCAACCAGGCCGCGGCCTGGGAAAGCTTCCTCAGCGAGCATCTGACCCTGCAGGTCCGCCAACGCCTGCGCGAAGGCTCGCGCGCGCCGTGGCCATGGCCACCCCGGAAGGATGGAACACTGTCGACCACCGGCCCGCCGCAAGCGCTGGCAACCGATGATGATCTGGCGGATTTCAAATGAACCAATCAGGGAGCACCACAGATGACAGCAGCGCTTTACGAAACCAGGGATTTTGTCGCGTGCGTCCAAGGGCCTGTTATCGCAACACCGCTGCCGAAACTGTGGTACCTGCTGCGGCTGCATCCGAACTATGACCTGAAGGCCGAGCGGCAGCTGCATCAGCACGGCATCTCGGCCTATGTGCCGAAGGAAAAACGGACGATCAAGGGTGCATGGAACCGTCGCTTGTCGAGGACGGTCCCGATCTTTCCCGGCGCGATGTTTATTCCGGACTTCGACGCCGATATCGCTAGGCTCAAGGATGCGGCGGATGGCATCGGAGGCTTCGTTAAATACTGCGGCAAGCAAGGCCCGGAAGCACTGAAAATCTCGCTCAGCGTCATGGCAGACGTTCGCAGGTTCGAAGCCAGGCGCAACGGACTGCCCGAGGAGCGCAAATTCAGGGTCGACCAGAAGGTGCGCTTGATCGGCGGCCCGTTCGACATGTGGGAAGGTCGCATTGAGCGGCTTGACCCGCGCTACCGAATCACCATTCTAATCGAGATATTGACGCGTCAGGTCCTGCTGCACTTGAATGAGGACCAGATCGAAGCGGTATAGCGGGTTACACCCGTGACAACGCGGAGACGGGCCGAAGCGCCCGGCGGAAGGGCCAAGAGATTGGCCCATTAGAACGATTCCTGAGATACCCAGAGCGCGCTATCCGACAGGCGCGGCAATGAGGAGCGGCTGCAGCGGATAGGCGGCCTTCCAAAGCATAAAGCCCGGCCTTCGCGCCGGGCTTTTCTCTTTTAAGGAGAGAGCCGAGCAAAGACCGCTCAATAACCTGACAGGTGTCCCATGTAATTCCGCTGGTCATTGTCCCCATATCTTCAAGAGCCCGGCCTCAGTGCCGGGCTTTTTCGTTTGCATAGGGTATGCGGTAGTCACCTTGCGGCTATCGCTGCCCTCTCAGGGCGTTTCCTCCCTTTGACTGCCGCTCGTGTCGGTCCATCCATCCCGGCATTCCCCGGCGCGAGCGGCGATCTTTTGGAACATGAACAAGTTGGAATCTTTTGGAATCACCTTGTGCCAGTCCTGACCAACGAGAACCACGAACGGTATTCGCGTCTTCGCGCGATCTTGATTCCGCCGCGCGCGGCAGCGAAGGCGATCGGGCTTAAGCCGACGTCTGGCGTTGCTACCAAGCTTGAGCGCAACAAAGCCGTGCAGGCGCGCATCGCCGAACTGGTCGCGACCAGCGAAGACGTGGTTCGTGAAAAGCGCGATCAGATCGAGACGGCGCTTTCGGCAATCGCTTATGGCGATGGTTCGGAGTTTCCCGGCCGCCGCGTCGTGCTGGATTGGCCGCATCGGCTTGGCGCGCTCGCCCAGCTCCGCGACATGCACGGCTTCAAGGCGGTGACCAAGACCGCGCTGACAGATCCCACCGGCAACAACCCGGCCTCGGTCTACCTGATCTCGGAAAAGCCGATGTCGGAATCCGAATGGGAGGCGCAGCGTGCAGGTGCCGACTAGATTTTATGAAGAGCCTGGGGTCATTGACTCAAAGGTCTTTCATAGCCTGACGGTCGACCTTGTGCGCCAGGCGCGAGAGGCGCGAATCCAAGCGATCGAAGCCGCTATTCATCGGTTCCGAGAGTGCGGTGTTGAGATCGAGCGGTTTTCGCTGATCGATCTGGAGAACGGCATCACGCATCTTTGCATCGATGGTGTGCCGCGCTTCTCTGTGCAGATGGGATATGGTCTTCACGGCCGGCATTAGCGGATTCGCATGAATGTCGTCGCGCCGCGGACCAGCGCGCATGTCGCCCATGACCAGGACCGCTCCTGGTCGCCGCAGGAAGGCCCGCAGGACGATCTCTGCTGCTGTCCGTTTCCGGAAGTGTTCTTCGGCGGCGCCCGCGGCGGCGGCAAGACCGATGGCGTGCTCGGCAAGTGGGCGCTGAAGGAAAAGCGATACGGCACGGCCTTCAACGCGATCATGTTCCGCCGCACCACGACCTCGGCGGAAGATGCGATCGACCGGTCGAAGGAAATCTACGGCCCGCTAGGTGGGCGCTACATCGAGAACAAGGGCTGGATCATGCCGAACGGCGGCAAAGTCCGGTTCAAGTATCTGGAGAGCGTGCAGGACGCCAACGAGTACCAGGGTCGCAACGTCACCGATGCATGGGTGGAAGAAGCCGGGCAATATCCGAGTTCGGCGCCGATCGACCGGCTGTTCGGCGTGCTGCGCTCCAGCCACGGCGTGCCGGTCCAGTTGATCCTCACCGCCAACCCCGGCGGCGCCGGCCAGCACTGGCTTCGCAACCGTTACCATCTGCATCCGTTCCCGCGCCGGCCGAAGGTGCTGACGCGCAAGCTGCCCGACGGTTCGCTGCACAAGATGGCGGTGATCCCCTCGCGGCTGGAAAACAACAAGATCCTGCTGCAGAGCGATCCGGGCTACCGCTCGCGGCTCTACCTGGTCGGCACCGCGCAGCTGGTCAAGGCCTGGCTCGAAGGCGACTGGACCGCGATCGAAGGCGCCTTCTTCTCGGAATGGAGCAATGAGCAACATGTTGTCACGCCGTTCGCTATTCCGGAGCATTGGCTGCGCTTTCGCAGCGGTGACTGGGGTTCTTACAGCCCGTTCAGTGTCGGATGGTGGGCGGTCGTCGGAGACGAGTTCAGGTTGGAGGCCTTTCCCGGGTCCGCAGGAGGAGTTCTTCAACAGTCCGACGGACTTTCACTTCCAGTTTCGTCCAATGACGCGGGAAGAAGCACGCAAACGCTTCCCCGAGGCGCCTTGGTCCGATACCGCGAATGGTACGGCGCCGTCGGCGGAAAGCTGACGGCGAACGAAGTCGGCAAGGGCATCGCGTCGCGCGAGCGCGATGACCTCGCCAAGCTGACCTACGGCGTGCTGGACCCTTCCGCTTTCACCGAGGATGGCGGCCCCTCCAACGCCGAGCGCATCAACGAGGAACTGTTCAAGGCCAAGCTCGCCGCGTTCATCGCCGCCGACAACAAGCGCGTGACGCGGCAGACCGGCGACCGCGAGAAGGCCGGGCCCATGGGCGGCTGGGACATGTTCCGGGCGCGGCTGATCGGATCGGCGCAGCGCAACGAAACCGACGGTTCGATCAACTGGTCGACGGGACGGCCGATGATCTACTGCTTTTCGACCTGTACCGACTCGATCCGCACCATCCCGGTGCTGCAGCACGACCAGAGCCGCGCCGAGGATCTCGACACCGATGCGGAAGATCATGCGGCGGACGACTGGCGCTACGCCTGCCTGTCGCGGCCCTGGATCAAGTCGCTGGCGAAGGACGAACCGGTCCGCCGCGACGGCTACCGCGAGGCGCGGGACGAACGGGGCGGCGAGATGTATTCGACGGTGACGATGTGATGCCTGATCCCGCCACCGATCACACCGGCATCGCACAGGAGGTTGTCAGCGCGGACGTGGCGATCGTCAGCGCGGAGGCCATCGATGGCGCCGCAGACCGTCTTGTCGCGGCGCGCGTTTTGACCACCATCGCACGGGATCGACGAATGAGCCTGACCGGCAAGATGGCGGCATTGACCGAGCGCGCACAGGACTTCCACAAGAAGACCGAAACCGTGCTCGACGGCATCGCGGCGAAGATCGGTGTCGCCGAGCGAAAACGTGATGCCGCAGCCGAAAAGCATCACAGCTATTACGATGCCATCATCAAGGGTGTTGACGAGTCCGTGGCGGTGATCGAGCGGCTGTCGAATGTCCCTTTGGGGGAAGATGGCGAGGGTTGAACGATGGCAGATACCCTCCCGTCCTTCGCTGACCGCGCCAAGGAACTGCTGGCCGACTTCCAGCACGCGATGGACAGCAACGCGCCCGTCACCTCGGTGATGATGTCCGACCTCAAGGCCCTGCTCGATGCCGGCATCGGAGCGCACGAAGACCGCGAGGTGCTGTCGGGTCAGCTGCTCGCCGCAGAGCAGAAGGCCGGCAAGATCGCCAGGGACATGCAGGCGGACGCCAACGAGTTGATTGCAACGGTTCATGGCGCGCAGTGATGCGCACGATCGACTTCGGCGGCGAGCATGCGCTGCTGGTGACCGAGAACTGGGGACCATACCAAAAGGGTGACGTGATCTATCGTGGATGCGTCGTCAGGATGGTGCAGTCGCTCGATCCGGAAGACGAAGACGATGAGATCGAAGACGATCCCGACCAGCCCGACGAATGGCGCGACCACTCCGAATATCCCGACGACACGCTGAACGAGAGGCTCGATGCCGAAGGGTTTCCGCCGTTCTGATCTGTTCGCTGGTCTGTTCGGTTTCGCGCTAATGACGGCCTACTGGCCCGGCATCGCCGGCGCGGCTACCACGCCGCGCTGGATCGTCGCCGCCTCGCTTGCCCTCGCGCTGTTCATGGCCCCGCGCGTGCGCATGACCATGACGCACTGGGTCGGCCTCTTGCTGATCGGCTGGCTGGTTCTGTCGATTCTCTGGAACGATGGCGGCACCGACGGCAGGCTCGACGGCGGCGAGGCGAGCTTTGAACTGCTGGTCGTGCTGTGCGCCTTCGCCGTCGGCTCGACGTTGACCGACCTCAGCGGTCTCATCATCGGGGCGGCACTCGGCATCGGCATCAACAGCGCGGTCGCTGTGGCGCAATGGTTCGGCTGGCAGGGCGTCGAGATCGTCAACGGCGGCTATCCCGGACTGTTCGTCAACCGCGATCGGCTGGCAGCAGCGGCGGCCGTGGTCGCCGTGGGGTTGGTTGCCCTCCCTCGCGTATGGCTATTGCTGCCGCTGCTGCTGCCGTCCCTGGTGCTCGCGCCGTCGAAGGCGGCATGGCTTGGGATCTGTGCGGGAGTGGTCGTAACGGAGAGTCTCTATCGGCCGTTTCGGATTTACGCAGGGCTGTCCCTTGTGATGGCGATTCCGACGTACCTCATTTTGCACGGTTTGGCGCCTTCCGATGGCGAACGCCTCGCTATCTGGCGCGACACCATTTCGGGCCTCACCGTCTTCGGCCATGGCCTCGGCTCATTCCGCGAGGTGTTCCTTGCATTGGCGCAGACCTTCGATTTCAACCACTGGCAAAGCCGACCGGAGCACCCCCACAATGAATGGCTCTGGCTCGTCTTCGAAGGCGGCGTTCCAGCCCTTGGCCTCGGCATGCTGTTTTCGCTGGGGCTCTGGTTTGCCGCTGACGAACGGCCCGAGCGCAGCGTCTTCGCCGCTCTCTTCGTCCTCTCGCTGTTCGCCATGCCCTTCCACGACCCGGGCACCGTCGTTCTTGGCGCGCTGTTTGCGGGCCATTGTGCTGGTTGCAGTGCTCGGATGCACGACGCAGCTGTCGCTCGCCGAATGGCACTACGCGCAGGGCTTCCCGCCGACCTCGATCGAGCAGGGCATGCAGCACATGGCGATCGCGCGGAAGGCCTGGCCGTTCCTGCCGCGGTTTCGTGAGGCGATGGGGCGGCGGCTGGAGATCTACGCCAAGCGGGGGATTTGAGAATGGCATACTGTCAAGATCTAAACATGAATTCCCTTCGCCAGCACGGCCAAAGCGCGAACGATGCGGCGGCGCGTTCAACGGCGCTGCCTGCTCCGAGGCCTAGGCTACCTCCAGGGACCATCATCACGGAGCCAGCATTGCTGGTCGATCTCGATGGCAACTCTTGGTGGGTGAGACCGCAAAACATGGCCATCGTGTTCTGCCCCGTGGAGTTTCCGAAGGCTCCGAAGACCTGAACTAACCCGTCACACCCATCCTGGGCTGCGCCCCGAGGCCGGCGGGCAGCTGATCACGCTTCCGATGTTTGGACGCGGGTGTGAAGGGGGAGCGGCAACGTTCCGGACATAGAGAACGCGTCTAATCGGAAGAAGCCGGCCACCTATTTGAGGGCGTCATCATGTTCTTTCGCTTCGAGTTGCTCGATGATTGCGAGACAGTGGAACGGGAGATGAGCCGCCCCGACGGCATGATCCGCGTGAGGCTTCGCCCGTTCTGTGAGCGGTTTCGGAATAGTTATGTGAACTACCGCCAACTTGGATTTGGCCGGATGGCCTCATTCAAGGCGGCGTGGCATGTCGCGCGCGGGTTCTGATGGCTCTGACCGCGCCCGCCGCCAACAACAAATCCGTCACCTTCCGCGGTCGCGTGGAGAACGAAATGCCTCCCTATCCGAAACCGGTCTCGAAGGCGCAAAACGCGGCGATGCATGCAGCCGCTGCCGGCAAGTCGACCATTGGGATTCCGAAGAAGGTCGGGAAAGAATTCGCCAAGGGCGCGAAGGGCAAGAAGCTGAAGAAGCTGCCACAGCATGTCGACGGCGACCGCGCCAAGCGCGCGATCAAGCGCGGGGCGATCTCGGCGAAGGCGGCAGCGAAGCATCTCGGGGGCGGCTACTGATGGCGCTGAGCACATTGAACGCCCTCGGATTCAAGGATCTGAAGCGGGCTATCGACACGCCTCCTCCGAGAGCTTTCCATACCGCTCTCTTCGATCTGATGTCTGAGCCGTACCCCCACTATGTGCACTACTACGGGACGAAGCCGTTCTACGTCTCTCCGGAGTGATTTCACTTCCGTTCGCACATTGGTTTGAGCGATTGCATCTGGATTGTTCCGGGAACGCTGGAAAGGCGGCTGTAGGATGGACCGCAAGGAACGTCATCCAAGCGAGCGCCCCGTTCGGCGCGACGGCGAGCGGAAGCTCGGGTTCACCCGGCGGCCATTCGATGAACCGTTGACGCCTGGATTGCGGCGGGACGGGTCAACGAACGCGATAGGGTTTCTGGCGCGGCTTTCGTCGGATGAGGTC